CGCGGAGCCTATGATTCAACCTCGCAAAAAGTAGTGCTTGCGTACAGAGACAACGGTAACGGAGGCGCTGGAACTGCCCGTGTTTGCACAATTAGCGGCACAGATGTTTCTTTTGGCACCGCAGTGGTTTTTGAGTCTGGACAAACAGCTTACAACGACACGGCGGCAGGAGGCGGAAAGGTTGTAGTCAGTTATGAAGATGACAGTGACACAGACCAAGGCAAAGTAGTTGTTGGAGTCGTTTCCGGTACGGACATCACTTTTGGTTCGCCTATAGAGTTTGATCCAGTAGACGTAGAGTACACCGCAATAGCCTATGACGCCTCCACCAGCCAATTTGTCATTGCTTATAGAGATATGGATAACTCAAGTCGTGGGGCGGCGGTTGTGTTCGATGCGGCCCCAACCAACATGACATCAGAAAACTACATAGGCATTGCAGAGTACGGCGCGGCTAATACAGAAACCGCAACCGTCTTAATCAAGGGCGGCGTCAGCACCACGCAGTCTAGCTTGACCCCCGGCCAAACATACTTTGTGCAGAGAGACGGCACAATAGGTACTACCGCGGCTAGTCCCAGCGTTACCGCTGGTACTGCCGTTACATCCACAAAGCTAATAGTAAAGGGCTGATATGAGCTATCTAGGCAGACAGCTTAATGTACCAGCTAGTACGACACAGATTACTGCCGCTGTAGCCTTGAGCGCGGGCAACGCGGTGTTAATCAAGAGTGACGGCAAGGCCACCAAGCCGGGTGCAACATTAGGCTCAGAGGTAGTCGTGGCGGCTGTTGGATCAAGCTACAACGTGGCGATTTTTGACAGCAGTAACAATAAAACTTTGGTTGCGTATCAAGACGCGGGAGACAGTGACAAAGGAAAATGTGCGGTAGTCAGCGTATCTGGAACAACGTGTACCGTTGGCTCTGTTGTAGAGTTTGAGGCAGGAAACATAAGTTACTTGGAAGGCACGTTCGACTCTAACAGCAACAAAGTGGTTTTGACCTATCGTGACGGCGGGAATAGCGACTACGGCACTGCTATTGTTGGGACAATATCTGGAGACTCAGTGAGTTTCGGCACACCGACAGTTTTTGAGAGCGCAACTACAGTCTTTACCTCTGCGACTTTTGATAGCAGTAACAATAAAGTCGTAATCGCTTACGCAGACAATGGGAACTCTAATTACGGCACTGCCATTGTTGGAACCGTTTCGGGAACTGGCATCTCGTTCGGCTCTGCGTCTGTTTTTGAGAGCGCAAACACTAATAGCCCTTCCGCTACTTTCGACAGTAGCAATAATAAAGTTGTGATTTCGTACAGAGATAATGGGAATAGCAGTTATGGCACGTCGATTGTCGGCACGGTGTCTTCAACCAGTATTTCTTTTGGGTCTGCTACGGTTTTTGAGTCAGCGGAAGTTGCTTTTATCAGTTCTGCTTTTGACACAACGAACAACAAAGTCGTTGTTTGTTATGCAGATGCTGGTAACTCAAACATTGGAACGGCAATTGTAGGCACAGTTTCGTCCACAAGTATTTCTTTTGGAACTGCCGCCGTATTCTCTGGCTCAGAGCAAGGTTACTATAGTAACGCGGCATTTAATCCAGATACCGGCACAGTAGGAGTCGCATATCAAGGGGCCGCAGATGTGCAAAAGTTTGCAGAAGGCACTGTGTCAGGCACGGGTATAAGTTTTGGATCGGCTACTACAATTAACAGTAGCGGTACTTACATAGATTTGGCTTACGACACTAGCGCAGACGTTTTTGTTTTTCATTTAAGAGATGCTGGGAACAGTTCTAGGCCCACTGTTTTGGCGTTTGACCTTGGCATCGCTCTGACCTCTGAAAACTTTATTGGCTTTGCAGAAGAAGATGCCACTGCAAATGGCCTAGCGACGATTCAGTTAGGCGGCTCAGTCAACGACAAACAGACCAGCTTGACCGCAGGGCAAACATATTTTGTGCAGACGGACGGTACAATAGGCACAACTGCCGACTCACCATCCGTGACGGCAGGCACAGCAGTTTCATCCACTAAAATTTTAGTAAAGGGCTAAACCATGAAAACCATCACCGAAAACTCAACCAAGCTGTCCAAGTATCTTTTTGAGGACAGCAAGGCTGTGGCTATGGGTTCTGACAAGATTACGATTGGTGACCCGTCCTCACCGGACTTTTACATTGCTGACCTAGACTCCAGCAATGCTACGCTGACTGAGAGCGTGACGGATGCGCCCAGTAATTGGTCAGGCAATCGGTATACCTACGACCCTAGTGCTGATCCAAAATGGGTAGCAAACCCAGATTGGGTCGACCCTAGTGCGTAATATGTGGAGACTATCGTCCTGTATTTGGTGCTCGACACCTACACCTACACATGGGCGATAGGAAGTCGAACGAGGCTAGAGCATTACCGGATATGCAAATACAAGGAGCTAAATAGCGAGTCGGATCAGACCTACACTTGGTACTTGCCGTATTTTAGCTCGTACTGTGATCCCTATGTAGTTTACGAGGTTCCTAATGATTGACCCGATCACAGCGGCGGCGGCGGCGACCAAAGCGTATGCGGGGGTCAGAGCCTTCATAGAGGCTGGAAAATCCATAGAAGACACGTTTCAGGTAGTCGCTAGGTGGCAGGGCCACGCCAGCGACATCATGTACGCCAGCAAGCGCCAGAAAAAGCGTACAAATCCCCTCAAGCAGGTGGTTTTTTCGGAGTCTGTTGAAGCAGAAGCCGCGCAAATGTTTGCCGCAAAAAAACGCATAGAAAATCAACGCAAAGAAATAGTGACGTTGTTGCAATATGCATACGGCAACGAGGGTCTTGAAGAATACAGAAACTGCATGAGAGAAGTGCAGGATCAAAGGCAAAGAGAAGTCTATGCCCAGCAGGAAGCTAAGGACACGATAGTCAAGTCATTTTGGATTGTTGTGTTAGTGGCAATAGCGGGGGGCATCATAGCGTTTATTTTTGATGCGGTATCAAGCAGAGGGTAGTATGGATCAAGGCATGATTAACACAATTATTACCCTCGGTGCCGGTATTTTCGGGTGGCTTATGAAGACGCTATGGGACTCTGTTAGGAAGCTGGAGACAAGTGTTAGCGGCATAGAGGTTCGTGTCGCTGGCGAGTACGTTAAAAGAGATGAGTTCCGCGAAGATATACAGCGCATCTTTGAGAAGCTGGACACAATCGAAACCAAAATAGACTCTAAGGCCGATAAGTAATGTTTGGCGTTACCGGCTTTTCAGTAACCACATTTGCCAGCGATCAGGGTGCTGGGCTAGTAGATGTTACTGGTGTAGCGGCTACTGGGGGTGTTGGCAGTGTTGTAATTGACGGCGACTCAATTGTATCTGTCACGGGTGTGGCGGCTACCGGATCGGTCGGCAGTGTTACGGCTACTGGCGCGGCAAATGCTTCTGTTACTGGCCTGTCAGCAACAGGCTCTGTTGGTAGCGTAGAGGTAGACGGCGACTCCATAGTCAACGCCACAGGATTGGCGGGGACAGGCGGCGTAGGCTCTGTCACAGTCGTTGAAGGCACGGGGATAAATGTTGCAGTTGGCTCGTTGTCGGCGCAGGGTCAGGTTGGCGTTGCCTCTGCTACTGGTGCTATTAGTGTGCTGGTAACGGGCGTTGCGGCAACAGGAGCCACATCAGGCGCATCCGTAGTAGCGTGGAACGAAATCATACCGAATCAAGACCCGAATTGGACAGAGATAGCGGCATAAGACATGACTAGCACATATACGACCAACCTAGGCATAGAGAAGATCGCAACAGGCGATCAATCTGGTACATGGGGCGACACAACCAATACTAACTTTGACATTCTGGATCAGGCTGTCAACGGGATACTGTCTTTGACCCTAGCGTCTGCCGGTAGCTCTGGTTCGCCAACAGACATCCCCGTTACAGACGGCGCTGTATCAAACGGCAGAAACAAGTTTATTGAGCTTACTGATGGCGGCGACCTTGGCGGCACAGCCTATGTCAGGCTGACCCCCAATGATGCAGAGAAGATTGTTTTTGTTCGTAACAGCCTTTCAGCAAGTCGATCTGTCATTTTGTTCCAAGGCACATATAACGCTTCAAATGACTTTGAGCTTGCCAATGGCAAGGATGCAGTGCTGAAGTTTAGCGGCACAGGGTCTGGTGCCACGGTTACACAGGTTTTTGTTAACTTGTTAGCAACAGCGGTGACATCCAACCTCACAGGTAACGTGACCGGAAATGTCACAGGTGCGGTAACAGGAAATGTCACCGGTAACCTGACGGGCAATGTCACTGGAAACGTCACGGGCAATGTCACCGGAAATGTTACTGGAAATATCGCGTCTACAGGCTCGTCATCATTTTCGACTATTGATGTAAACGGCGGCGCTATTGACGGCACACCGATTGGAGCAAGCTCTGCCAGCACAGGTGCATTCACGACACTCAGCACTACGGGCACAGCAACGCTACCTACTGTGGACATCAATGCTGGAAACATAGACGGCACCAACATAGGTGCGTCTACCCCCGGCGCAGGCACGTTCAACGCTCTAGCCACCACTGGTGACAACATCAGAATAGATACCAGCCAAACTCCGTCTAGTTCTTCAGCGTCAGGCACCAAGGGTGAAATAGCCTACGACACAAGCTATATATATGTCTGTGTCGCAACAAACACATGGAAAAGGGTTGCACTGTCTACCTTCTAAGGAGGCGTTATGTTACAAGCTCTGATAGGGCCGGTTGCTAATCTCGTTGGCGGCTTTCTCAACAATAAACATGAGCAAGCGCAAGCCAAGCACCAAGCAAAACTACAGGTAATACAGAATGATGCCGATTGGGAAAGCAAGATGGCGGCGGCTTCTGCCAGTAGCTGGAAGGACGAGTTCTGGACTATTGTTCTCGCAGTCCCTCTCTTTTGCCTTGGTTACAGTGTTGTGGTTGATGATCCCGCTATTCTTGAGCGTGTTTCTAACAGTTTTTCTGCTTTGGATACTCTGCCAGATTGGTATCAGTATCTATTATTTCTTGCAGTATCTGCGTCATTTGGAATCCGTGGTGCTGATAAGCTGATGAAGTTGAAGGGTGGCAAATGACTCCCGAACAACTTAACGCATGGCGCATCATTCCAAGGATATTGATATTCGCCATGATCGCCATGACGTACAGAACGGTTGAGTGGTTTATGTCTCTGCCTGACCCGAACCCAGAACAGGCGGCGCTGGTGTCTGTAATGACGGGCGCTTTGACCGGCGCTTTTGGTTTGTTTCTCGGGAAAAAAGAGTGAGCGAGTTTAAATACTTCAAGCTGTCTGATTTCGACTGTCAAGAGACGGGCGAGAACGAAATGGACTTCGATTTCATTATGGAGCTAGATGAACTGCGCGAGTCCTGTGGCTTTCCGTTCATTATTACCTCTGGCTACAGGTCAAACAGCCACAGCCTAGAGGCAAAGAAAGAAAAGCCCGGAATGCACGCCCACGGCATTGCCGCAGACATTGCGGTGCGTAGCGGTGTAGAGCGGATGACCATTGTTCAAAGGGCGATAGAGCACGGCTTTAACGGCATAGGAGTGGCTAAGTCATTTATTCATGTAGACAAACGGCAATCGACGCCAGTGATGTGGGTGTATTGAGTGGCTCTTACCAAAATACAGTTCAAGCCGGGAATAGATAAGGAAGGCACCGAATACAGTGCCGACTCTGGTTGGTTTGACTCAGACCGTATTCGCTTCAGAAAGGGCCGCGTCGAAACGATAGGCGGCTGGCAGAAGTACGTCAGCACGGCGATCAAGGGCGTGGCGCGGTCACTGTTTGATTGGGGCGCGGCTGATGGTGACAAGTACTTGGGTGTCGGCACTAACCTGAAGTTCTATGTGGAGTCAGGCGGCACGGTGGCGGATGTAACCCCGATCAGGGCTACTACCTCTGCTGGCGACGTGACCTTTGCCGCAACCAACGGTTCGTCAACGCTGGTGGTAAGTGACACGGGTCATGGTGCTGTAGAGGGCGACTTTGTAACGTACTCTGGTGCCGCGTCATTGGGCGGCAATGTGACAGCCGCTGTACTCAATCAGGAGTATCAGATCGGCGTTATCGTGAATGCCAACAGCTACAACATCACCGCCAAGGACACCGCTGGCGCGGCAGTTACAGCCAACTCCAGCGACTCTGGTAATGGTGGCGGCTCCACAGTGGGCGCATACCAGATCAACACTGGCACCAACTTCTATGTAGACAGCACAGGATGGGGTGTAGGTGCATGGGGTGCTGGGACTTTTGGTGAGTCTGTAGCGATTACCTCGTCAAACCAGTTACGGCTGTACAGTCAGGACGCATTTGGCGATGACCTTATATTCAACCCCAGAGGCAGTTCTGTCTACTTCTGGGACGAAAGCAGTGGCCTGTCAACTAGGTCGGTTGCCCTATCTAGTTTAGGTGGCGCATCTGACACGCCGGTTGAGGCGCTTCAGGTCATGGTGTCCGATATTGACAGGCACGTTATCTGCTTTGGTTGCAACCCGATTGGCTCGTCAACCCTAGACCCGCTATTTATCCGCTGGTCTGACCAAGAAAACGCAGTAGATTGGACGCCAACAGCAACAAACAGTGCTGGCGGTCAGGTGATCTCCACAGGAACTACAATTGTCGGGGCGGTTAAAACTCGTCAGGAAATACTGGTATTTACGGATGTGGGCATCCAAGCCATGCGCTTTGTGGGCGCTCCGTTTATTTACTCATTCTCTCCGGTGGCAGAGAACGTCAGCATGATTTCGCCCAAGGCCGGAGTGGCGGCGGCTGACAGCGTGTTTTTTATGGACAGGGAAGGGTTCTATGTCTATCGCGGATCGGTACAGAGACTGCCTTGCTCGGTTCTCGACCATGTGTTTTCCAATCTTCAATTTCAACAGAGATTTAAGATATACGCTACGACAAACCCTGATGACTCAGAGGTAACGTGGTATTACCCAGTAGGGACACCAAGTGCCGACATCACAAACTATGTCACATACAATTACCAAGAGAACAACTGGGCTATAGGCACACTGGATCGCGGGGCGTTTATCCATGCGCCAACCAAAGAGTTTCCGATTGCCGCGTCAAACAGCCTGACCAGTGACAATTATCTTTATACACATGAGATTGGTCATACGGCTGACGGCGAGCCGCTAAATGCGTTTGTTGCCTCTGGCGGCATTGGCTTGGGTGATGGCGAGCAGTTTGCGGCAGTGCGAAGGGTAATACCCGACTTTACCTTTAGGGGTAACTCTGCGGCTGTTGACCTGTCCCTTGAGGTCAAGGGCAGGGACTTTCCGCTGGGCAGTGAGACGCTGTTAGATACAGCGACAATAGCCAGCACTACAGGCCAGTTTCACCTCAGAGCTAGGACTCGGGAGATGATCATCAAAATATCCAGCAACGGAACGGATTATGGTTGGACACTGGGTGACTTGCGATTTGATGTCAGAACAGATGGACGCCGATAATGCCTAAATATACGACACTGCCGGTAGCCAGCCCAGAGTATGAGCGAGAAAACGAGCAGGTTGCCCGTAGAACAATAGAGCAGTCGCTACAGGACATATCATCAACTGTGGAAGGCAACACAAACAAGACAAACAAGGACTCGTCACTGGCCCTGCGCCGGTTTCAGTTCTTGCTGATGGGTGCAAGCAATGGCTGATGTCATCAAGGTTCTCGGTCAGCTTGACCCGTCTGCCACAACAACAACCACGCTGTACACGGTGCCTAACCTGAACCAGACAACGGTTAGTTCTATTAACGTATGTAACCGCACCTCTGGCGCATTGACATTTAGACTAAGCGTCCATGTCGCAGGTGCTGGAGCAGACAATAAACAGTTTATTTATTATGATAAGTCAGTCTCAGCAACGGACACATTTTCTGCTGTGTTAGGACTGACGCTTAACCAAAGCGATGTGGTCAAGGTGTACGCAAGTGGCACTGGCCTTAGCTTCAATATGTTTGGTGTAGAGACAAGCTGATGAATAGATACCCAGCAAAACCAATGATGGACGAGATGGCGAAGTATGGTCGCTATGGCGACACGATGCTTGTCCACATGAACCCCGTTGAAGTGGCAGGGATAGCCTCTCTGGTTCCCGGCGGCAGACTCACCACAAACCCCGTGACAGGCCAGCCAGAGGCGTTCCTGCCTCTCCTTGCTGGCTTTGTGGCAAAGGGTCTTGGCCTGAAGGCGCTGGGAACTGGCGTTCTTGTGGGGGCGACCTCTGCGGCTGTAACAGGTGACCTCAAACGCGGCATTCTTTCTGGCCTGACAGCAGGCTTTGGTGCCGGTATTGGAGATGCGGTTGGCCTTGGAGATGCAATTCCAAGCGAGCTTGATGTGGGTATTTCAGAAATTGTAGAGGGCGCTGGAAATGTTCCTGCGGGAGAAGCCTTGGCGGCGGCGTCTGAGGCGGGACAGCTTGCTGATATGTCTAGAACTGCTGGCTCCTCTCTCGGCGGTCTTGGCGAGGGGATAGAACAAGCTAGAGCGGCAGTGCCAGACATCCTAAAGAAACAGCCAGAGTTCCTAGACACTGCTGTAGATAAGCTCGGCTTCACAGGAAACCTAGCTGGTGCTGGCATTACGTCAGGCATCATGGAGCAGGACAGGCTCCAAGAGCAGTTTGCTAGACAGGAAATGGCGCGCTTAGGAGAGGCAGAGGCAGATCGAAGAGAGGGATTTGAGAACCTGCAAGCAGGCTACATAGCTTCAGGTGTGCCTACGGGTCTTTCTTCTGCACGATCTGAAATGAGTCGCTACCAACAACCGCCCATGTATGCGGCTGGTGGCGGTCAGGTTCGCGCTATGGCAGATGGTGGCACAACAAAAGAAAATGAAAACCCCTACGCAAGGCAGTATGCGGGTCTTGGCGCGGCTAGGGACATTGCTCGCTTTATGGGTGGCCCTAGAGGGTATATGGGCGTTGATCCTGTCAGCGTACAGCAAAGACTGCGCGGTCAGGACGTTGTAGCCCCACCACGCGACTATATGCCCGGTTTTGAGCCAGAGGTTCAGTATTTCCAAAATCTAGCCCGTGACCCAGATGGCAACATAGTTGGCACCCCTGACGTTCCTGACAGAAGCTACAGGCCGATGAGACAGGGCGTCATATCTCGTAGTCAGTACTTTGACCCAGTGCTACAAGCACCACAGTCAGGCGCTCAAATGAATGAGTATCGTCGAACGCTGGAAAAGCTCGACCCCGGCCCTCTTGACGAGGCGTCAGTCATGGGGCTGGCTTCTGAGGGGTCAGTGCTGTCTCCAATGCAACAGAATATGTTTCAGCAATATGCTCCATTAGCTCCGTTTAACCCCGCCCAACGAAATCGAATATCGGAATTGATGGGTCGCGGGAAGACTATGCAGGAGGCAATAAACCAGCAAGAATTGTCAAGATCAAAAGGTTACGACTTGGATGGTGACGGAGTTGTAACAGACGCGGAATTTACTCAGGCCACAGCAGAGCCAGAAAAGCCAGATGTTCCAGACTACGCGAAAGGTATGTCTCCAGAGCAACAGGCTATTGTTGCAGATTATATGGAACAATACGGTGCAGACACCGGCAGGTTTTTGTCGAGCTTGATGACGGGTGGCCTTGGTAGTATCGGTAGTTTTATGGCTGAAGGGGGAGAGGCGAAGAAGATGCCAGAGGTTGGCCCTGCACCCACAGGCGGCGACATACCTATCCGTACCTCCATGATGGAGGGGACCGTCCCTGACGGCGGTATAGCCCGTGTTCCCACTGAGTTTACCCAGCATGCGATGCCTAGCGAGCAAGAGATGTCAATGTTGGCTATGGCTGTTCTAGGCCAGACAGAAAACCCCGACCCGATTATAAGTATGTTTGTCGATAAGTATGGCCCTGATGTGTATCGTCAGGCTAGACAGATGATTCTTGAGTCTGTCGTGCCAAATGCTCAGACAGAGGGCATGGTTCGTGGTAATGGCAGTGGGATGGATGACAAGGTGCAGGGTATGATAGGCAGAGATCAGCCTGTTGCCGTGTCTCCCGGCGAATATATTGTTGCCGCCGATGTGGTGTCCGGTCTAGGCGAAGGCAGTTCTGATGCTGGAGCTAGGGAGCTGGACAGGATGATGGATAAGGTTCGCATGGAGCGCAACGGCACAACGCAACAGGCTCCCAGAATTGATGAAAGGAAAGTGATGCCTGCATGAACATTAGTCTAGTTCCGTTGGAACACGCCCACACGGCTTGGAATGATGTACGTCATTATCTTGAACCTGCCGTCGAGAGGTGCAACGGGCGCTGGACGATGGAGCATTTGTGTGCCGCAGTGGTCATGGGTAGCACACAGCTTTGGATAGCCTTTGATGATGATCAAAAGGTTTGGGGTTGTCTCACCACAGAGATAACGCAATATCCTGCCAAGCGGGTGTTATCCATGCACTTTCTTGGCGGCGAAGACTTTGATTCTTGGTACAACCTACTGCTTGAGCAAATCACCCGATACGGACTAGATATGGGCTGTGACGGGATTGAGGGCGTGGCAAGGTTTGGTTTCTGGAAATATCTACAGGCTGACGGTTTTGAAAAGTCGGCGGCATTCTATGAGAAGGGCATGAAAAATGGGTAAAGGCGGCGGAAGCTCTGGGCCTACTGAGTCCAAGGTAGTACAGTCAAATCTACCGGAATACGCAGAACCATATTACAAAGACCTGTTGGCCCGTGTTGGCTATGAGTCTGCTGAACCATACACCCCGTACCCTGCGGCGCGTATGGCGTACTTCACTCCTGCCGAACAGGAGGCCATGTCGCGGTTTACGGAGATGGGCGTGTCTGGTACGCCCCCAGAGCTTGATGTGGCTGGCAATATCGCTGGCACTGTTGGCATGGGTAGTCCTTATGCCGGAACCATGCTGGAGGTGACTCGTCGAGCGCAGGAAATGCCGTCTATGGCTGACCCCTATGCGATGGCGTCCTACATGAACCCTTATCAGCAGATCGTTCTGGATAATCAGATGCGAGAGGCTCGCCGTCAGTCTGACATCATGGGTCGTGACTTTGGCTTGCAGGCGGCTGGTCAGGGCAGTCTGGGTGGATACCGCGAAGGAATTATGCAGGCAGAGCGTCAGCGCAACTTGGAGCGCCAGCTTGGTGATCTGTATGGCGCGGGTATGCAACAAGCGTTTGGTCAGGCACAGCAGGCTCTTGGTCAGGACAGGGCATACGCACAGCAGGCCGCTCAGTTAGGTCAGGCGGCATACGGTAGCTTGCTATCTGGTGATGCACAGCGTCTGCAGGCGGCTGGAATGCTGGGTGACTATGCTGATCAGCGTCAGAGAATGGAAATCGAAAGACTCCGTAATATGCAGGCGGCAGGAGAAGCAGAACGCAGGCTCCGTCAGGCAGGCATGGATATTGGCTATCAGGACTTCCTGAGGCAAAGAGCCTTCCCGCAGGAGCAACTCGGTTTCTACAGCCAGATGTTGCAGGGAACGCCGATCTCGCCCGGACAGACGCAGACATCATTTGGTATGCAACCGTCCACCATGCAACAGTTGCTGGGAACGGGGATTGCGGCGGCTGGTTTGTACAACGCATTTAGAGGGACGCCGGGGCCATGAACATTCTTGAGCAAGAAGACATTATTAAGGGGCTACCCGATCAGGCGTTGATGCAGGAAGCGCAGATGCCTAGCGGTCAGGTGCCGCAGTATTTGGTTGTGTCTGAGATACAGCGCAGATCAGATATGCGTAAGCGGTATAAGGCGGAGCAGGAACAGATGCCGCAGGCTACCGTCAAGGAGCAAGTCATGCAGGAAGGCATTATGGGTGCTATGCCCCAAATGCCGCCACAAATGGCTATGGCTCCACAGATGCCGCAACGTATGCCTCAGATGCCTCCACAGGGCATACAGCAGGCCATGCCTCCTCAGATGATGTCCGGTGGTGGTGTGATAAGGATGGACGAAGGTCGTCAAGCACAAGGCGGCTTAAATCTTGACCCACTGAGAGAAAGATTGGGTGCGCTTGGGGACACGATAAAGAGTATAGAGTCTAGCAATCGCCAAGCAGACAGCTCAGGCAATGTCTTGAGGTCAGTAAAGGGCGCTGTTGGCCTAATGCAGGTGATGCCTGCGACAGCCGCACAACCGGGATATGGCGTTCCAAGCATATTTGATTTGGCAAGAAACGCGGGAATTGAGGTAAACGAAGATCAGGTCACGTTCGATAGAGAGGTGCTAGAGGACGGGAAGATTAAAATAACTCCAACGGCAGAGGCTATTGCTGAAGCAGACAGGTTGCTAGAAAACCCAAGGCTTAACGAGGCGATTGGGCTTCGATACCTTGAGGCGATGGTGGATGAGTTTGATGGCGACCTAGATCGCATAGGTATTGCTTATAACGCAGGGCCGAAAGTTGCAGAGAGATGGGACGGTGACCCAGAATCTCTCATAAAGGAAACCAGAGACTACATAGCTAAAATAAAAGACAGTGAGGATGTCGTCAACGCCAGAGACAGTCTTGTGGGCCTTGAACAGCAGGACACTCCAGCGGAGGGTAGCCCAGAAGCCCAAGCCAGAGTTGTAGAGGCCATCCAGAGAAACAGGGCCGAACGTCCCCCGCGAAGTGCTGAAGAGCAGTTATTGGATATGGCAGGGGGACGCCCGATGCCAGTGGTAGGGCAAGATGCGCCGCGTGAAAGCGTTTCTGTGATGCCGTTGCCACGGCCTCCCGCCGTCAGTCTCGACAACACCTTTGACCCGACAATGGCGGCTCCGAACATTTCTATGCCAAATCTTCCCGCACCGTTGCCATCTGAGCAGGATGTTGCTGGCGCAAGAGCGGCATACATGGGTGTAACGCCGCCCTCACAGCCCAGACTAGACTTTGTGACTCCACAGGAAGGCCCAAGAGAAAGGCGCGAGTCTGCTCAAAGGGGCATGGATATGATGCTTGACCAGCTTGACCAGAATGACAGGCAAAGACGCTTTGAAGCAGTGCCAGAGTTGAGCAAGCTGTATCAGGATATGGGGATGGACTCAACCCAAGCCAGTAATCTGGCATTAGGCATTGGGCCAAGAGGCCCAGCAAGTCCGTTTGGCGCACCCCCTGCTGACAGGTCTGGTGTTAGCGCATTGCCCGTCGATCTAGGAATCGGCCCAGACGGCCCTGTCAGGTATCCCTTTGGCGCACCTGCTCCTGACGAGTCTGGGGTTACCGCATTGCCTGTTGATTTGGGCATCGGCCCAGACGGCCCTGTTAGGTATCCGTTTGGACGACCAACAGAGTCTGGTGTTGCCACACTGCCAACTGACCCAGCCATTGCCGATGCGAGAGCGGCGTATATGGGGAGGACAGTTATGCCTCCGGCTGGCGATTCTCGTATGCAGGCCAAAGACAGTGCAGAAGTTCAGGCGGGTCCGGCGAGTCCTCTATCTGGTTCAACCCTAGAAGAGATTGCAGAGTCTTTGTATGACTATCGACCGCCCGTTGACACAAGGGGCAGAGTTAAAGAGGGATTCCTCTCTAGGGAAGAGATGATTTATGACGTTCTTGGGTCTGATACTGCAGAGTCTATATTTGATTATCGACCGCCTACTGATCAAAGAGGCAGACGCCCTGAAGGCACGTTATCGACAAGGGATTACTTCATACAACAGGCGGTAGAAACAAGCTCTGAGGCTCTTGGGCAATACTTGCCGAATGCCAATCGTGACGGATTGACCCAACCCGCTGATGCCAATGGCATAGCTCCAGAGGCTCCAATCATAGATGCTCTTGTCAATACGCCAAGCGGAGATCGAAGCAATCCCGAATACAGCCTTGACCAGTTAAGAAAGCCCACTGACGAGATGCTGGCACGTTTGAGTGCCCCAACCCTAAGCCCAGTGGAGTTTGATCAGAATCTTGGCCTAGAGCCTGAGAAGACTACATCCGTAACGCCGCCAGAGTTTAACATCACAGATATTCTGGATGAGTCACGGCGCATGAATAAGGCAAACATACTCATGCAACTAGGCGCGGGTATCGCCGCTGGGGATGTCTCTAAGGGACTGTCTGCCGCAGGTGCCGCCGCCGCTAGTGGGGCAAAGGAAATCAGAGACTTGGATATGAGGTCGCGCCTCGCCAAGTACCAAGCTGGCAGAGAGGATCAGAAGCGAGAAACTGCGGCAAGTCAGTTCGACAGGCAAATGACGTTGCTTGAGGAGAAGGTTAAGAATGCCGCCGAATATGGCGGTGCGGCTAGAGATGCGGCGCTCATCAGGGTGCTTGGTGATGAAGCGGAAGTTTTGAGGCAGAATCTGAGGTACATAGATCAAGAAAAAGAAGGTGGGCCAGAAAGTTATCGACGCGCAGTAGATAGGCTTGAACGTCTGCAAGAGACACTATATTCGCTTGGCGGCATTAAGATGCCTACTGGAGACGTTGGAGGCGCTGGGATAGTGGACTTTCGGAACATAACTGGTAGCCAAGCAATAGTGGGAGGCTAACTTGTGGATGTACGCCTGCCAAATGGTCAAATTATCACTAATGTTCCAGATAGCATCACTCAACAGCAACTGGCTCAAATTGCTATAGCGAACAATCTCGCTAGAGAAGAAGACTTTGCTGGGATTTTTGATGCCCCACAGGCGGCTGAAGAGGACGACACAACCCTTCTCGGCGCAACTGGTGAGTTTTTCAAGGGCATCCCCCGTGGCGTAGCAAATAGCCTTATATCGACAGGAGAGGGTCTGTTTCAGCTTGCTGACGCCGGTCTAAACCTCGTCGGGCTTGAAGACGCGATAGATCAGGAAGACGAAGATGTCATCCTTGGTCTAGCCAAACAGGGCAGAGATGCTGTCAACGAGAGCTTTCTGGGTGCAGATGAGGCATATAGAGACTCTTTTGGCGCCAAGTTTGGCGAAGGTCTTGGCTCATTCCTGACATTCCTCGGCCCCGGCTTCTTGGGCAAAGCGGCTGGTCTTACCGGCAAGGGAATGGCGGCGGCAAGATACGGTGGTGCAGGAACGCTCGCTGTGGGTGCCGGTGCAGGAGATCAGTCGCAAAGAATACAGTTTGCCAGAGAGCAAGGCATTGATGTCAGCGGAGATCAAGAGGACTTGGCGATTGGCCTTGGTGGTGCGATTGGCCTGACAGAGCTTGCGCCTGTTGAAAAGCTGTTGAAGGGTTTGCCAAGGGAACTGCCTGACGGGTTCAAGGACAAGTCTATCGCTATGCTCAAGAAGGCGCTTGGCACGGGCAGTGTCGAGGCTGTACAAGAGGGCGTGGCAGGAGTCTTACAAGATGCCGTGGCTCTCGGGGTATACGATCCCAATCAGAAGGTAGGAGAGTCTCTTTGGGATGACCTGACTGTTGGCGGTGCTGTCGGTACAACGGCAGACCTTATCGTCACCTACGCGGCTGGACGGCGCAAAAGGTCTATTGACCAAAGTCTTCTCGACACAGAAAAAGAGATAAGAGAGCGGCTTGAGGCTGAAGAGCAGAAAAGAAGAGAGCAGTCCTCTCAGAGAAAGCTAGACCCGCAAGAAGAAGCTGTCACCGCCCCAGTGGATGAAGAGCCGGATGTTATCAACGTCCAGCCAGTTACCGTCCCATTTACAACCCCCTCCCAAGCTGGAGAAAGATTCCCCGATAGAAAAAGAGTGCCTGTGGGCACACCCACCCTTGTCGAAGGCGAGAAGTTTGCTGGAGGCAATCCCTATGCCGCAACTGCAATAGAAATATCCCGCAGGCTTGGCGACTCATTCCCACTAAACGAAACCTTTACTGTCGCGGCAACTGCCACAGGTGCAGAAGGCCCAGTAAGACAGCGCACCGCTGTGTTTGACAGTCAGGGAAAGCAGTATGGGCCTGAGTATGCAGACCCCAGAGAGGCGATACAGTTAGCTGGCGCTTTAAACGGGCAGGTTCTTGAGCAAACTCTAGAGCAAAACAATGCCTTGGTGATTGACGAAGCTGGACTTGATCTTGATGAAGATCAGAGACAGACCATGCTCACTCTGGGCCGCAGGGTGCTTGGAACAGATACAAACAGCTATCACAAGTCAGCCATTGATTATGCCGCAGGAACCACTGCTGAAAACGGCTATGCAGACGATCTGACGGCACAGCAGGCCATAGACGAAGGTATTAGGCCCAAGGACATGACCGCATCCCAGCGGATTAATGCCGCTAGGTTGAAAAAGGGTTTGCCGGAAACAAACAACTTCTCTCTCTCGGAGGCCCGTAAGGCGCTTGGCGACAATGTTGGCAGGCTTGCAGAGTTTGAGTCGGGCGCTTCAGAGGTCGATACGCTTAGAGCGTTTTCTCAGGATGGCGTACCAGCCGTAAGCGTAGACAGAGATGGCGTTTCTACGGGCGTCATAAAGACTAGACCTACAACAGCCGCAGAGAAAGAGGCGGCTAGGAGCCAAGGTAAGAGAGCGCCGGGGCGGGTCAAGTTTACGAGCATGAGGGACGCTCAGGAGTATGCTGGTTTTATCAATCAGCGTAAGGGCGGTGCGTTCGTTAGTAGCGCAGAAATGTTTGGCGAGATGGAGCTTAGTCAGGAGAAGTTCGCTGAACTGCTTGCCGCCAAAAACATTGACATGGACTACAACTCGCCAGAGATGCGTAAGCTCGCGCAGATACTGACTGGCAGAAAGCTCAGGCGCGATCAGTCCATCAATGACCTGAAAAACGAAGAGCTACAGTTTCTCTATCACAAAATGCGAGCTTTTCCTCGCTTCAATAAACCCACCAAACTACCTGTCTTTGAGCTAAAGCCATACTCTCCAGCAGAGCTACAGCTTGCAGTAGACCATCTCCGCCGACAAGGCACAGATATATCCAGAGCCGCCCTTGAGTATCAGGGCAAGACCATGAAGGCGAGAGCCTACGATCAGGTCATCAAAAAGGCTAGAGAGGTTGTGAGCCGTGATCAGGCGGCAGTCGAAGAGGCTTCTCAGCCAGAGCAAACCTCTCAGATACTTGCACTGCCGTCACCAGACCAAAGACGAACAGCAATGTCTGAGGCTATTGCGGCAAGAGTTAAAAAGCTCGGCCTGTCTGATGACTTCATTACTAGGCTGGTGGACAGGGTTAGAACGCCCAACAGAGATGCACAGGGCAACATAGATTTTGTTGAGTCAGCCGATCCTCGTCAGGCGGCGGCTCGCGGAGCATTTGATCCGCTACAGAGAGTCCTCCAAGTTAGCTTTGACAACATACTTGCAGAAGCTGGCCCCAACGCCACAGATGCGGAGCTGTTGGTCAGAATACTAGGGACTTTAAATCACGAAGTCTTACACGCTCTAAGAGTTCTCGACTTAATTACTGAGCAGGAGATGGCGACCCTTGAAAAAGCGGCTCGCGCCTACGCGCCAGATGGCGCACAGGGATATGAAGCTGGAGAGACGTTCTTTCAGTATGCAGAGAGGGTTTACAGCAACCTAGACCCCGCGTCCCGCATGGAAGAGGCGATAGCGGAGCTAATCAAGTATGGCTACCAGAACAACCTCATTGATGACAGGGGCAAGGCAGTAAGGCTGGGCGGCAAGCCACGCGGCATCATTACCAAAATCGTTGACTTCCTGAAAGAAATGGTCGGCTTTTCCAGAGGCACTGGTGCAAGATCGTTTAACGACTTCTTGCAGGCACTTGAGTCTGGAGAGGTTGGTGCTAGAGCTAGGGGTGAGGTTAGAACCCCAGTTATGTTGGACAAGATTGCCTCTAAACAAGGCATTACCAGAGAGGAAGCGGCGAGAAGGGTGAGGGGAGAGTCGCCTCAAACTCGCGCACAGGAAGGAGAGGAAGAGGAGCGGGAGCCGGAGTTCAGACAGACAACCCCTGATGAGCCGGAGCTGGCTTTCGACAGAAGCGTCCCAGACTTTGCCAAGCGTGATCCAGAGCTTAGTGAAGCGGCTGATATGCTGAAGAAGGGCGAGATCACAAGGGAAGAATACTCTGCGCTGGTTGACGAGCGCAGGCCGGTGCGCCCTTATGAGGATGTGCCAGACCCAGCGACACCGGCACAAGCAAAACGTGCGCTCAGGGAGGGAAAAGGACAAAGTCCTGAGAAGGCGGCTAAGTACGGCAAGCCGCAGGAGGTGCTGAAAAAGGGTGAGCCTGCACAGCTAAGGCTTGACATACCCTCGTATACCCAGAGTGACACATGGGTTGTCTCGGTTCACTACCCAGACTCTGCAAAGAAAAGGCGTGAGAAAAAAGACTTGGACGCCCAGAAGGTCAAAGCTGGCGAGCTGTCTTTAACGGATTATATGCAGAACAAAACCGCAGAGTCCCTTTTCACAGCAGGAGAAGTTGTAGGCTATCAGTCTGTTGCGGCGCTTACGAATGTCAAGTTCGGCATGAGTCAGAGAGCCGCCCAAGCTATATCTATAGATAAACCCAAAGGCACGATAGCCACGATAATGGGTGGCTGGAACCCTATGGGTCCAAAAAAGGCAAAGGCACTAGCGGATAAGGCTCTGGAGAGTAAAGACTGGATTCAGGTCGGCATGGACCCGTACAGGCACAGCTATTTCTACAACAGGAGCAATCCTAACAAGCGGGTTATCAGTGCTGACGAGGTTATACAGGTTGGTCCTCTCGTCCTCGCAAAGAACGCGATTGAGGTAGATGCTCTTGATAACGCGGCGGTAGAGTCTTTTGGGATGCAACCCACGGTTTTTGATGTAGGGCCAGCGCAGGAATCTGTTGACATCATAGATGTTGTATCTGGTCGAGAGCAACCGCCTCCCCTGAAGGGAAAGAAGCAAGTGGCTGGTTATCTCCAACGCCGAACCCTTGAGCGTCTGGGTGTGCCAAGGGACATTACCAGAGAGGAAGACAGGGAGGCGATAGCAGAAGACCTTTCTAGGGAAGCGGTCTACGAGTACGAGAACGTACAGGAGAGCGCCGTCGAGTGGTACAACGAAACCATCGACAAGACCATTGAGATGCTTGGTGAGCTGTACCCAGAAATAAAAACTGATTCCAACGCAAGAACGGCATTCCTACTATCTCTGGCAATCACTTCGCAAAACATGGCAGTTCCCGATAATTTGGCCTTAGCCGAGAAGGCGTATAAGTTTTACAGAGACAACGGGCGCTTCAAAGAAGAGGGCAGTGGCGACAAAAAGCAGTCAATGAAAGCCAACTTTGTTAAGGCTAACAAACTGCTTGAAAAAATGTCCATGTCGGAAATAGAGCAATTCTTGCAGACAGAATTTATCGTTAGAGACTTGAACGAGGCGAGCGCAAAGCTACTTGGAAAGCAGGCTGACACAGGCGAGAACGTAGACAACAGGGTGTTTGGCTCCGCTATATTCGGCCCAAAAATAGGTCAGGGTTTCTTTACAAACCTTCGCGGAGACTACCGCCCCGTCACGATGGATATGTGGTTTATGAGAACCATAGGCCGTCTTTCGGGTACGCTAACCGGCACATCACCAGAAAACATTTCCAAGGCGTACAAGCGTCTTGCTACGGCACTTGGTAAGAAAAAGGTTTTTCGGGAGTCGATAGAAAAGCAAGCCAGAGAAATCAAGCGCAAGCACGAAAGCGACTACAGGAAGTTTGGCGAAGAATACAAGTCTGGCAAGCGGGAAAAGAGCGAGACAGTTAAGGCGGCAGAGAACTTAATAAAACTGCTTGACGGCACTAATGACGCCCCGACTAGCGGTAGCCAGCGAAACAATTTAAGAGATATTGTATACAGAGCGATAGAGAAGTTTGAGCAACAGACTGGTGAGAGGATTGAGCCAGCGGCATTCCAAGCTCTAATATGGTATCCTGAGCAAGATTTATATAAGTCACTTGGAGTAAAGTTACGCCATGTCAGACAGGATTACGCCACCTCAACTGAGCAACTCCTCAATTCAAGAGGAATCAAGCGGAGCAGAATTGAACGGGCCAAGGATAGGGTTCGGAGCCGCGCAGAGCGAGGATCAGGAGATGTTCGATCAGCAGATGCTGTCGGACAAGGAGATCGACAAGGGACTGGACGAGCTGATAGCGTTGTTCCGCAAGATGAGAACCTCTACGACAGGCCAGCCGCTCGACAGATAGACCCTGCGAAGGTAGAGGAAGCTGTAGAGCAAAACCTTAAGGACATCGACAAGACGCCCGGCCCACCAGTATTCAGCGTTAAAGCGTCCCCAGAAGCACAATACATAGGAAGAAATCCAGAGGCGGCGCTAACTCCGCGCCCTGAAGACCAGTATTTTGATACCCCTCCGCTTTCTGAGTCACAGCAGAAGGCAGTAGACGAACTCACCACAGGCCCAGAAAAGTCGCAACCCAACAACGAGATACTCTTAGAAGTTCTTGAGGGTGGGCCAATAGACACCTTCTACAAAAGATTCAGAGCGCGGATGAGATTGCGCGTAATGAAGCTGAGATACGGCGGGATCAATAGACACGCGGTCTTTGAAGCGATTAGCCAGAGGGTGCCTGAGCTTAGAGAGATGGAGGCTGACTCTGGTGCGATACAGGCGCTCATCCTTGCTGACAGGTCTAATGCTATAACCGCCAGCGCCTTCAAGGACGGGAGTGTCTACTACAAAGGCGGTGGTTACGGGGTAGAGGATTTTGTTTTTGAGGGGAGAAGATACAAGGGACTGCTAGAGATCATGTCCCTGATCTACAACAAGGACTCCAAGGATTTAAGAAAGCTCGCCCAAGCCTACGCTATGGTTCAGCGGGGAGAGTTTCTTAGTGATCAGGGCAAGGTTGTTCCTGTCACTGAAGAGAATAAACAGCAAATTCTTGCCGCTGTAGAGGCAGTGACAGAGAGAAATGGCTACAACCCTGTAAAGAAATGGCACGATGTCTGGACTGCGTACAACAACAAGACCATCGACTTCCTGAAAGATACCGGCGTGTTGAGCGAAGAGACTGCGGATATATGGCGCAAGTCTTCTTATGTCCCGTTCTACAGAGCCGCTCAGGAAGATGATGCAAGCCTATCCAAAGCAACTGGCGGCATCTTCGATGATCTTACCAAGATGTCCTACTTTAAGCAGTACGAGGGTAGCGAAAGGGCTGTAGACATTGGTCTGGTTGAGTCGGTGGCAATGAATCTGAGCGCCGCTGTCAACATGGGCATGAAGAATGTTGCCCAGCAAAGAGTGGCCCGTGATTTGCAAAAGCTGGGATTGGCGCGGCAGGTTGTTGCCCCCAGCAAAAACACGATTACGTTCAAGGTCAACGGACGCCCTGTTCACTTCCAGATAGACGATGGCCTGCTATACGAGTCATTGCAGACCGTGGACGATGGCGCGACCCTACAGAGAATTGCCTACTACGGCGGCTTGCCAGCTACCGTCCTTAGAGAAATGGTCACGCGAACACCAGATTTTATTCTGGCAAATATGTTCCGCGACACACTGTCAACCTACGTCACCTCTGGCGGCGACTTCACGCCTATCGTTGATACGGTCTTTGGCTTTGCAGAAAGCATGAACAGGCTGGAAAGACGCGGTGTGGTTGGCGGCTATGACTTCTCCATTGGCGAGCAAAGTATGAAGAAATACTTTGAGACGGAAGCCAAGAGGCGCGGTCAATCCCCTGACGGCAAAACCCTGAATATGTTTAGAAGGTTGTGGGACGGCTTGGGCATGATCACCACCAAGTCGGACGCCGCCACAAGGAATGCAGTATATAACGATGTTCTTGCCAGAACGGGGAATGACGCAGAGGCAACCTATCAGGCCATAGAGATCATCAACTACGCCAGACGCGGCGCTCATCCTGCGGCGCGTTTGCTGGGCGCATTGATCCCCTTCCTGAACGCAAGATTCCAAGGTATTGATGTTTTTGTCAGAGCTATATCTGGCGACTACACCACGCAGGACAACAAGACCAGAGCGAAAATAATACAACGGTTTACCGCCAGATCGTTTACCGCGATGGCCCTCACAGCCGTTTACTATATGCTGGTCAGCGATGATGATCAGTACAAGCGTCAGTCTGCCGAAACAAAAGACAACAACATAATCGTCCCGACATCTGGGCCGGTGCCAATTCTATTGCCAAGCCCGTTTGAAGTTGGTCTGTTGCTGAAGACTATTCCAGAGGCGATTATCGCCAGAGTGATGGGGGATAGGACTGACAGAGAGGTGAGGGACACAATGGTCAGGGGTGTTGTGTCTACCCTAGAGGTCAATCCCCTCGGTGTGCAGGCGATTGCGCCACTGGCAGAGGCGGCGTTTAACCACAACTTCTTCACCAACAGGCCAATCGTACCCTTCTATGTGGACAAGGACATCGTCGGTGGATTTCAGGACAATGTAGGCACCACTGAGTTTGCGAAATTCATAGGCCAGAACCTTCCGGGCAACTTCAGCCCAATGAAGATCGACCATGTTATCAGGGGCTACACTGGCACACTCGGCGGTTATGGCGTTGCCATGATTGATGCAGTGCTGAAGTCTGAGGCGGTGAGGGGAGATTTGGCGGCGATCCCACAAAGCAAGTCTATATTCCAATTTCCTCTTTGGCGCAGATTCTTTGGTACAGAGACAGGCTCTGCCCAGAAACAAGTTGCTTACGAGATGATCAACGAAGTCAAATCCGTGGTCAGAACAGCGAATATGCTTAACAAACAGCAACGGTACACGGAATACAACAGATTCATTGAGGCGAGAGCACCATTTTTGGCGGCACAAGACCTCGCTAATGAAATATCAAACGAGCTGAAGAACATGAGAAATGAGATAAAAGCTATTCAAGCGGCTCCAATGTTGGACGAGGACACGAAGAGAGAGCGAATACGGGTAATTGAGGCGCAGATAGAGCGTTATCTTAACTACCAGAACCCAAGGATGAGGTCAGTGATTGACCTGCCTGTTGTCGATAGGGCGTACTAATATGAAGATGGACTGGCTTTACCACGCTACCTGTGAGCGTGTAGTGGACGGCGACTCTATTATTCTGACGATAGACGCTGGATTTGACGTTCTCCTGAGCAAACAGTCGGTGCGCCTATATGGCATAGACACGGCAGAGACTCGCGGAGGAACCCCAGAATTGAAGGCTCTTGGCCTTCTCGCCAAAGATTATGTGACGCAGATGGTGCCAGAAGGTTCTGAGCTGTTGATCAGGACGCACATGGATCGAAAGGGCAAGTTCGGCAGGATACTGGGAGAGCTGTATCTGCCAGAGGTGCCTGACGTTGAGGGCTTTCAGGACAGAAGCCTGAACACCATCCTGCTGGACGAGATGTTGGCTGTGCAGTATTACGGTCAGTCGAAGGAAGACATCATCAATCAGCACCTGATCAATGTTCAGCATCACAAGGCTGAAGGCAGAATCTAGTGGAGGAGTGCGCGGCTAATCAGGTTGAGTCCGCGCTTGAGGGCATCTGGGAGATACTGGCTTTGCACCCGTGGGACTTGATCTACCTGTCCATTCCCATGAGCATTATCGCCTTCTACTTCTTGTCGATCTATGCGATCTACAAGCACATCCAAAAAAAGTATTCGTGAAGTTGCATATTCTGTTTGCTGTCAGCGACAAGTTACGCAAAGCCATCAATCACCACCACGGTAAGTCTGGACAGGCTACAAGGCAGGAGGTGAAGAGCTGGCTGTGGCAACACGGACACTCTCGTGACGATGAGATACTTGCCGCGCTATACGAGCATGAGAATGATCAGGGTGCCGACAGCAAGAAGTAATCTTCAAAGCTCCCCCTTCATCTTCTTTGTGACGAAAAAGCCTTCATGCTCAGGGTAATGCGCCATGAATAGCCGGGCGTAGTAGGCGATAAAGTCATTGCTGATCTTAAAGTCGCAACCAGATGTCTCAATCGCAGTCTCCCAGCGTATCCTGTTGATTATCAGCCAAGCACTACAGCGTTTGTGTCCACGCCTGATGGCCTGAAAAGTAAACCGCTTGAACAGCTCGTAAACGTGAGGGTTCTGCTTGTGCCATTCCCACCATGCCTGCTTGCGAGTCATCTTAGCCATCTTTCAGCATCTTCATGGCGTTTTCTAGCGACTTAACAGCTTCAGCGATGTTTTCCACGGCATCACGATTGTCCTCCACAAGCTCCTCAATCCGTGTCAGCCTTTCAACAACTGTCTCTATAAACTTGTCGGCAGTGGTGATTGCATCCGTGTAAGCATCGCCTTCTAACTTCAAAGTAAATTTACCTGTCATTTTGAGTCAGCCAACCGCGCCAAGCTGTCGTAGTCGTTAACGTAAAATGCTCTAACTGGGCCTTCTTCGGGAATGCAAGACTCGTCAAATATGTCGCTAAGTGCTGACTTCCCGTATTGCTCAAAAAAGTCCCGCATCTCTGCGTGTGTCGCCTTTCCCTCTTTGCCATAAAAAGCATTTACAGCACGCCTAATCTCATCGTCGCACTCGAAAACAACTTTTACCTTCATGATCCTTCCTCCCTAGCTGGGGGCGGCACATCGTATCCCATCTCTGCCGCCACCCTGCATAATGTTTCGATAAGCTCAGAGTAGTCCCCACGGGTAGCATCGTTGCTACGTTTCACCGGGCGACGAACTACCCCAAACTTGCTTTCGATCTCCTCTGACCCATAGCATTGGCAGAGAATCTCGTTGTGCATTTCGTCAGGGGTCAAGCCGCAGAATTTTGCGAATCCGTTGCACCACTTTCTGTAGTAGTTTTCTTGCGGTCTGGAGCGGTGAGTCCGTAGTGGCTTCACCTCCAGTGTGACCCCGTGCCTCGACTGTAGATTGACCTCCAGAATCTGAGGTGCCATCTGCGGAAACTCCTGACACAGTGACTGCAACACTCTCATCCGCTTCACTGCTTCGCTCTTTGGTAGGTGTATCTCCATTATTCATCCTTCATTCCTTCTATTGTGATGACGCCCTGATCAATCCGGCGCATCAAGGTTTTGACTATGTTGAACAGGAATTGCTCTGACTTGTCGATCTTCTTCTCAAAGGTTGCGCCACCGCCGCCCACATCGAACTGGTAGTGGCACTTGTGGCAAAGGTCAGCGATCACTAAGTCATGTGGCTTGTGACCTGTACCCTTGCCAAGTGCGTGTGCGCGTAGGCCGGTGTAATGTGCCGCGACCACGGTGCCATCCCTGACACCGCAGTTGACGCAGGACTGATCCTTCGCCGCATCCAACAGTTTTTTCGACCTGATCAAAACGGAATGTCGTCTTCTTCAAGCTCAATCGGCTGGGGCTTTGGCGGGGGCGGAGGAGCCGCCTGTGCCTCTGCATCCCAGAACACTTCAGCCGTGACGTACTGATATTCCTGCCCAGTGTCCTTTGCCTTGCGGTTCCATGAGGCAATCTGAATCTTAGGCTCCTTGCCCTCCTTGGCCTGCGCGATCAGCCCTTTCATCTGCTCAGAGCTGATCCTGACGTTCCCTTTCATGTCGGGGTGGGTTGGCTTGGCCTTGTCTTTGTTGGGCCATAGACCGCCATCGGTTTTGTGGTACTTACTCATTGCTGGACTCCTGATTGTTGATTGCTTGCTTTAAGGCGCTCATGTGAGCGGATAAAATTTCGTATTGGCCTGTGGTGCTGTACTCTTTCACCAGATCGAAAACTCCGGTGTTGCGGACATAGCCATCTTTGAGGTCTTTTTTACTCGTTGACCAGAAAGTGTCGAGAAAGCCAATGAAAAAGTTGACAAAGTTTTCGCACTCGCCTTGATCACCAAAACTGCCGACCTCGACAATCTCGTCAATATAGCTCTGAGCATCGTCTAAATCGTCTAACGTCTTGACTTGAGGCATTTGGACGATGTTGTCGGCTTTTTTTGCCGGTGCTTTCTTCGCGGCTGTCTTTTTGGGCGGCGGCTTTTCTTCTGGCACGGGTTCTGTCTGAGCTGGTACATCTTCGCCAGCATAGATGTAGTGGCCCAGACCGTACATGGCGAGACACTTTGTCAGACAGCGCATACGAGTGTCAGATACTGCTCTGGTGTCTGGGCTGACTATCGCCTTGTTTTTGTAGTCCATGACGGGTAGCCACATGAGCCGCTCCAGCTCACCGATTCTTACCTTACACCACACAGTACAGCGGTCTTCTCTATCCCACTCTTCGTTGAGGAAGTCGTAGGTGGCCTGCGGGTAATTCTCCATGAGAATCCCCCATGCCCACGCCCACGAAAGATAGGTCAGTCCGTTCTTGCTTTCTGCTTTGTCAGAGCAGTCTATTTTACTCAGCGTTTTCCAGACGCTTTCGTAAGTCGGCTCACCTGAGCCAGCTTTTTTTGTGGTCATTGCTCACCCCTATTGTTTTGAGGATTTCGTTGGGCGTCAGCTTAAAGAACAGCCCTGAGTTCATGTCACCAACGTGCTTGTCGCTGACATAAAACCTAACACTGTCTCCGCTAACGGTTATCTTTAGTTTGCGTGTGGTTATCTGATTCAATGCGACAACCTTGCGATAGAACTCGGGGTCAGTCTGTATCATGACCATGCCTCGTTCTCGTACTGCTCACACCAGTCTGCAACTCTGCACCAGTTGTCTTCACACCTGATACAGCGCCCGACACGATGCTCCAGCTCCAGACCTTGTTGGTCTGACATAAATTGCTCCGCCTCCTCCGTAGAGTTGAATACTCGTAATGCTCGCTTGTTGCCCTTTTTCTTGACAGCAAACGAGTCGTCCTTTTTCCACCGCTCCTCTTCGGTGCAGTGTGGGATGTGACCGCCAGTCAGCCTTTCATACTCAGCGTGTTGGTGCAGTGCGACCCGCTCCTTGACGTAGGCGTTCCTCTCCTCCTTAGACCACAGGGGGATGGGGACTACCATCATCGGTGCGGCAGGATAGTTAGGGTCTTGCTTTGCCTTCGACCGTTGCCAGTCTCTGAGCACCGCTACTATTTGCAAGCCGCTCACCTCTCTGCCAGCTTGCTCCGCAAGCCACGCATAGCAGTTGAGTTGCTTGTCCCACTCTTTCTTGCCGTAAATCACAGACCACACAGAGGTGCATTTGTAATCAAGGATCGTGACTGTGCCGTCATCCTCCGACCTTTGTAAGTCGATTGCGCCACTGATTGTCCACCCGTCAATGTCTGCATAGAGCCGCTCTTCGACGGTGTGACCATCTGCGTGATGCTCCTCGAACATTTTGTGAACTGACGTACCCAATACGCTCCAGACCATATCGCTCACATCCTCGGTGATGTCGTCGTCATGCTCCTTGCGAAGTATTCGGACGCGAGGCGAGTCGATAAGCTGGGTGACTGAGCGGTTGCTGTGACCTCTGGTGTAGTCACTGTGCGTCAGCGCCTTGAATATCGGCTGGGGTAGATTGGTGACGTTGGTGTAGTTCATGCTACGCGAAACACCCTCATGTCATCGCCATCTCGGATGCAACTAAAACGGGATGTCGTCCCACGTTGCCAGCGACTCACTCTCTGTCTCAGCGCCCTGACCTCGACGGGATTGCTTGCGTCGATGGGTGCTACGAAGCTGTCGCCCGTCTCCATCATCTCTAATGGTAGATCGGGTATCTTCGTCCGCTTTGGGACGGGAATGTGCTTGTCGATCTGAATCTGCATTTGCAGTCTCCTGTAAGTTGAAAACGTAACGTCCCATCTTGCTCATGCTAAACTCCTGAATGACTGGGACAACGAATAATGAGTGAGACAGCACAATATGTCAATCAATATGGTGATATTTGGTGAGCCATGCAGTAAAGCCAACAGCCGGAGACTTGTGAAGAGCAAGGCTGGCAGGCCACTTTTCATCAAGAGCAAGAAGGCGCTAGATTATGTGAAGTCATTTGGTCAGCAGTGCCAATCTGTCGATCCGCTGATCACTGAGGATGTCTCTGTCATCATCAGAATTTACTACGCCAGTCGCCGTCCCGACCTTGATGAGTCTCTCATACTGGACTGTATGCAGGGGCTGGTGTATAAGAATGACAGGCAAGTGAAAGAGAAGCACATCATCTGGGGAGGCGTGGATAAAGAAAATCCACGGGCAGAAATTAGTGTCAGACACCTATAGGGTTATCTACAGCAAGGTCATCAACCAAGCCATCAAGGACTTGGTTTGTAACCACGCAGATGACCGTGATGCCGCCGCTAAGTATCTGAAATCTCCAGCTTTTACATCACATTGCCACACCGCCGGATACCCTTCCGGTTTACAGGATGCACTCGACGAGATGCTTCTTCTGAGCCTACCTGAGCAGAAAGTTGTCGCCCAGATGGTGATGGATGAGCTGACTGAGCTTGCGTAAAAAAAGCCCCTCTCTGGGAGGGGCGAAGCTCAAAAAAAAGGAGTGTATCCATGAACCTAGTAACTTACTAGACCTAGTAACTTACCAAGGTTTAAAACTTAGGAAGATTCTAGTCTAGGAAATTACTAGGGGAATTAAATAGCAGAAAAAAAGGAGGTAGTCAACAACATGAACAGCTTGGAAGAGTTTGTTCTAGGTCACAATCAAGACGCTAGGACACGTTGCCCCGATTGCTCGGACGCAAGAAAGAAGAAAAACATCAAGACTTTTTCCATCACCATAAAGCCAGAACACGCACTGTATCACTGTCACCACTGTGGATTATCAGGCTCATTCCGGCGCAAAAAATTTTACGAGGCTCACATGAACGAACCGAAAAAGGTGGTCAAGCTACCCACCCAGCTCAACAACAACGTAGACCAGATCAAAGAATTTTTCGCAGGCAGGGGCGTCACTCTCGACAGTCTCGACTCACTCCCCGCCATGACGACCGGCACAAAGATGTTCAGAGGCGAGGAGAAGGCCGCTGTGGGCTTCGTGTATGGCCCCAGAGAGAATCCTACCGCAATCAAGTGGCGGAGTATCGACGGTAAGGGATTTACTTGTGACGGCGCTCCCAGAGCCTTCTACGGCATTGAGCAGATAGACGATGGCGAAGAAGAGCTGACCATCGTCGAGGGCGAGTGCGATGTGATTGCGCTGGCGTCCGTGGGGATCAAGGCAGTGTCATGTCCGAACGGCGCACCAATCAAAGTGTCATCGCACCGTATCGACCCAGAAGAGGACAAGAAGTTCAACTTCATCTGGAACGAGCGTGAGCGGCTGGAGCACTGCAAGAAGATTGTGCTGGCGACAGATGCCGATGAGGCAGGCGAGGCACTGGCAGAAGAGATTGCCCGTCGAGTGGGTAGGGCCAAGTGCTGGCGGGTCAAGTTCCCTGACTCGGTGAAGGATGGCAATGACGCCGTCGAGAAGCTGGGCGCGGAAGAAACCAAGTGGCTGTTCGACAACCCCGAACCTGTACCGCTGTCCGGCGTGTATTGCGCGTCAGACTACCTTGATGACGTTAAAAACATCTACGCCAATGGGCATGGGAGGGGCGCGTCTACAGGGTTCGACAGTATTGACGAGCTGTTCACGATTGCAGAGGGTCAGTTGTCCATAGTAACTGGTATGCCCAGTAGCGGTAAGTCAGAGTTCATAGACCAGATCATGATCAACCTAGCCCAGCGTGATGGCTGGAAGTTCGCGGTCTGTTCTTTTGAGAACCCCCCTGCCATGCACATTGCAAAGATGGCAGAGAAGATTACAGGCAAGCCATTCTACAGCGGTATCAAAGAGAGGATGAGTGAAGATGAGTTGAGTGAGGCGATGTCATTTATCGAAGATCACTTCATGTTCCTTGAGTCAAAGGACGGCAACCTCAGCACGATTGATTCAATCATCGACAGGACAAAGCAGGCGATCATGCGCGGCGCTAACGGTCTGCTGATTGACCCCTACAACTATATCGAAAGCACTGGCGGCGAGGAGCACAGCAGTATCAGCCAGATGTTGACCCGCATCACGAGCTTCGCCAAGGCTCACTCCATCCATGTCTGGTTTGTGGCACACCCCCAGAAGATGTATCCCAAGGAGGACGGCTCCTATTCTGTTCCCAAGGGAATGAACATCTCAGGCTCGGCGGCTTGGTTTGCCAAGGCTGACCTCGGCATCACCGTTCATAGAGGCGAGGATGGCGTCGAGGTTCATTGCTGGAAGTCACGCTTCAAGTGGGTGGGACAGCAGGGCATGGCTTTGCTCGACTATGACATATCGACAGGCCAGTACAGCCAGAAAGAAATCGAAGCGCCAAAGACAAACCTGAGCAAGCTGAAGGGAAGGGGTTGGGATGATTTTGATGAGTTCTAAGAAGTACAGCGACCTCGGCTCCCCAGAGGTGCATCAGCGCCACGCCGTCATGATCGAAGGCGGCACTGTACCTCGGGCAAGGGTCATGGATCAGACTCTGATCGACAGGTATCTGATCGACGGGTTGCTGACTTTGCAGGAGCATCAGGCCGGAGAGTATCTGCTGAGTCAGGCGGCAAAGGCAGGCATCTTCACCAAGCCGCTCAGGTATGAGGCTGGAGCTGGCGAGGCTAACGCTGACTCAATGGCGTCAGAGTCATTGATGCGGTACGGCAGGACGCTGGCCCTTGTCAGGAAACGATATGGTCAGGAGCATCAGCGGCTTGTCGAGGATGTAGTGATAGACGGGTTGGATGTGTGTCGGGACAAGCGATTACTGGTGATGCTGAAGGAGGCGCTCGGCTTGATCTCAGACCGGCGTATGGCGGGAGGCAGGAACCCCATGAGGCACTTGAGAAAAGACTGATATGGGCGGGATGGACAACAAGACCAGTGTAGGTTTTGCCAAGGACAAGCGGCTAGGCGCTCACCGTGCTAGATCATTCTACAAGGGGTGCTATGACGAGTTTCTCAGTGACCCGTCAGCTCAGTATCTCATGACGTTCTCGGAGTACAAACGGAAGTGGGCTAAGGCTAAGAGGGAGGCGCAGAAATGCAGTGCAGTTGTGGAGGTCAAACGGAAGAAAGGGAACAAGTCAGGAAGAAAGAAGTCGTCACGAAGTATGTGAGATGTGAGGCTTGCGGGAGGGTTCATGTCTACTGGCGGAAGGATGCGGTGGATGACAATCGCGCTTTCATGAATCATGAAGGGGGAACGCGAAAAGTCTGACGATGCCACCGCACACCGTTAGGAGTCATCCCCCCCGAATTAGTCTACTAGACCAGCCTTCTTCGCGCAGTATTCAACTAGCAAGTATCGAGAATTTGAGCGTGGATCATCCTTTGGGACATCCGTATAGCCATTCACTCGCTTAGCCATAGCAAGGCCGGTAGCATCGTCGTGCCAATAGTCAGTAAACACAAAGCCGTTACTTGCCTTGAAATAATCCGAAGGCTTGCTGTAGATAAGCTCTAAATCAGCTATAGCCTTCTCAAAAGCGTCTTTGCTTACCTCGACGCTAAACTCATCTTTCTTTGCCATGTTTCATTCCTTTTTTTTGAGCGCCGCAGGACAGCGCACTATTTCTAGCACGATGCCCTTGGCAGTTCGTAGTGGTTGGACGCTGAGGTCAGACATGATCGCCATGTCCTCACCCAGCATCTCAGCCGTTTGCATAGCCGCTTCCACGGCTATCTGTGCGTCATCGCTATACAGGACAGGTAACTCCCTTGCATCCAATGACCTTTATCGCCTCCTTCCTGCCATCATCAACCTGCGAGCTGGTTAAATGTTTAGCAAGATTTTCGGCAAGCTCTACGGCTTTTTCGCATTGTTCGTCTGTCGGCGCGTCAATCGCCAGTACAAGCGCCATGACAAAGGCGTCATACGAGTTCATGACAACAGCGCCAGCAGAACGATCAGGAAGGTGCTGAACGAGCAGACCGCACTGGTCAACCCGCCCACCATCGCCAGCCAGATGCGGTTGTCATCCGCAATAGACTTGATCTCTGGCTCGGATACTTCGACAACAGGGTCAGGGCGTCTGATCTTTACCCTCTTCCTGTCGCCAGCAGTGGCTCGGTAGGCGTCCAGAATCTCCTGCTTCTGGTAAATCCTGTTGTATACCGCTGACTTGGTGCGTCTCGGAATTTTCTCAGCCATCTCTGCTGGCGTGAGTCCCTCGGAGATAAGGCGTACCAGTAAGGCATCCTCCTTATCATTCCAGTGCTTCCATCCATTTTTCATGATACTACTCCTTGCAGTTCACATTAGTGTTGAAGTGAGGCCAGACACCTGACCCCACCATTTCGCAGTAGTGGCGAGCATCAGCAATCTCCTGCTGATAGTCATCCTCCCCCACGATTCCTAGTGCCAGTACAATCAGCACGATAAAAACAAAACCCTTGCGGCTGTCAGTCATAATCTACTCTCCACTGGCACACCTTGATCATGCCAATGTGGGGGCCAACGCCGCCGACATATCTCTCGGTATGCGGGAATGTTCAGCTCGGCCTTTCGCCTGTACAGCATTGACATGATCAGACTTGGCTCCTCCTTGGATTTTTTTAGCCATTTACCCACAAGCCGCTCATGAAGTTTAAGATTGGAAATCAGTTTGGATAGAGATTGGCTGGGGGCATTAACAAAACCATCATCCCGTCCATCCCAGTCCCCCGTGACTGGTTTTGTAACCGCTCCCGCCTTGTTGAAGACTGGATACTCTGTGCGGATTGCTGTGCTTTCCGCGTCGAGAGCTGTGTTCCTGTCGGGATACCACTCCACGGTTATGTCACGGGCAGAAGCAAACCAGTCAGAAGAAGAGCTGTGATTGCTCAGTCGAGAGAACACGCTGAGTGATATGCCGACATAAAGCAGTTCGCCCTTCTCTGAGTAGGCCCGATAAAGCGCAGTTCTCTCTGAGCTGATGTTGCGCCTTGGCTTTGATTGCTTTGGGCTTATCGCTACGTCAGTCATATATCCAGCCCTCGTTGTGATCGTTGATGTAGCAACCGCCAGTAACGACCAGCCCGTCTCGTAGGATGTCGGCCTCGCCTTCTGACATGACAACGTCAGCGTCAAACCCCAGCTTGTTGGCGGCTCTCCGCATGGCGCTCTCTGATCTGAGCACAGTGTCGATTGCGTTACCCACCTGCCAGATGGTGAAGGTAGGCTCCGGCATATCATCAGCCTCGGAGCAGTTGGGGTGGCAGTCGAACCTGCCGCATTCAGTGCATAATCTTTTCATGATCTCCTCCTAAAGAGATTGGAAGGGCGAGCGGGGATCGAACCCGCCTATCTGGATTTGCAGTCCAGTGCATAACCACTCTGCCACCGCCCTGTAAAAAGCCGCTCACGCGGCCTGCTCTTCTGCCTTTGTGATCTCGGCTTTCGCTTCCGCAACCGTATTGAAGTAACGCCAGCCATTAATCAAGCGAGAATTCACGCCCCACATCTTGCCGAATCGGGGGTGACCTATTCGGCGGATAGTGGCAACTGGGTAGCCACTATCGTTGCGAGCGGTTGTTGTTCTAAATGGGCCGCCAAGGTAGGTAAATTTGATTGCCATTCTCTGCTCCTTGAATGGCCCCATGAGGGGCCGGTTAGTAATTAAAAAATGATTGCACATACCCTACTCACAACGATTACCTAGGCTCGTTGTTTTCGCCACCCTCGCCTAGCCTTAGCCTATTTGAATGAGCATATTCGTGGTCTATATCGCACTAAACTCAAACTGTTACAGTCGCAGATGGTGTTAGCCACCTTTGCAACACGGTTACAAGCCATCGCACTACTACTCCTCTGTACAATCGGTGCGTTCCGCTACAGACAGCAGAAACCTAAAACTGTTGAAGTGTTGATGTTACCCGCCACAAAAGTCCAGGTCAAATGAGAAGTACGGTTCTGCAAGACCCCAAGGCCCATTGATGAATCGAACTATTGACCACTCGTATGGGCCTGACTCCCAGCTCACCTTCCAGACGCCGCTGTCCTCCTCACGGATAAAGACCTCGTCGCCGGGGTCTAGTTCAAACAGCTCGCAGTCCTTGCAGAGCGCCTTGTAGGCGGCGTGTGCCGCCGCCTTGGGGGTCTTGTACTGGGTGAAGTCCACCTTGTCCAAGTTGGGCAGGGTGCTCATTGCCTCGTTGTATAAGCTCGCCAGTGCGGCCTCAAAGTCATTGCTCATAGCTCTGCCTCCCGTAGCGGAATGCTTCCGCACCTGTTGCGTAGGCGTCGATGTAGTCCAGAGTTGAATCACTCATGATGCGTCACTCCTTTAAGATTATTTTCGCAGTCTGCTTCGCTGAAGGAGGCAGTGCCCTCGATGTAGATAAACTCTTCTTCGCCGCGCTCGTTCTTTTCGACACGGTACGCCCTCCAGATGCAAAACTTTTGATCGGCGTCTAAATTCTCAATTTCGCTCTTAATTTCAATCTTCACGACACCTCCCCTTCTCCTCAAGACGGGTTTGAATTTGGTTGATCAGCTCGGTTCGGGTTCTGCCCTTGAGGTGTCTCCATCCGGGGGTGCCCTCACACTTCCAGACCTCTCGGCTCCCGTACTGGCCCCAACCGTATCTATCGTGGTAGTGGTAGCGTTCTCTTACCTTCGTGAGCTGGATGTCCTCACGACCCACTACCGCATACACGGCGTAGGTGCCAGCCTCCCAGTCCTCCGCTTGAATCTTCTTGAGTTTCATAATTGACTCCTCAGTCGTTTAGGTTTCGGCCAGTATCAGGCCTCTTCGATAAAAAGAATGGGTGATGTACCCTGCAAAGTTTCAGTATCGTCAGTCGGCTCAAGAATCTCCCTGACCTCTTCCTCTGAAGCCGCATGGATATACACATAGCTATGGTTTTCAAACTCAACAAAAAATCTTTTCATGATCGAATCCTCAATCGTTCTGTCAAACCTAGGGGGCGCATGGCCCCCAGTTGATTAACCGCGTTTGGATTTAAAGGGCGTCATATACTTGCGTTCTGACACCTTGACTCGCTTGCGTGAGCCGTCAGTCCAGCGGATGTGCATCCACTTAGGCCCAACTTTCTCAATACAGGCGACCCGTATCCCTCGATCAGTGTGATACCAAACCGGCTCCCATCCTCGGTTGAGGGCTTTGCGGTAGGTCAGGCTCTGCATATCGAAACACTCACATAGCGATTCTCTGACCCTTCCTTCTGAATCACATAGTGGATGTGATCAGTCTCGACATCGCGCATGATTTGATAGATGACATCATCAATATCATCATCAGTCACGGTGTCCTTCAGAGTAACGTGATCGGTGTACTCCTCTGGGTGCTCTGCGGTGCTATACCAAAGCGTAGTCATGGTTGACTCCTTAGTCATTCGGGCGGATTCCCGATAGCCGCCGGAGCGGCTTTCACGCTGTATCCCTCAGCGATCATCAGTCGGGGCTGTCTGCGCCTCTTATGGGGTGTTTCCAGCCCAAGTGAGGTGAGGGTAAGTCCAAGCAGACATTGAACGTGCTATTGCCGCCGTGGCGCGGCCCCCAGCTTCTTTTGAGTGCAACGCTTCTCATGTGGAGCGGTTCAAGTTGGTGAAGCCGCTCCTCGAATGAATCCATAAAGGCGTTGTATTTTTTCCACTCGGCGTCTGTGGTGAAGGCTCGCCCAGTGCGCGAGGTGTCTGCCAGAATGTCTTGTATTTCCTCTCTGGCGCGGAGCACACCCTTGCGCTCATCGGCGTTGTCACATTTGTGAAGGGCATCCGCGAGGATGCGGCCTAGTGTTGCGGCGTTGGCTTTGCTGATATTCATGGCTGACTCCTTAGCCGTTAGGCGTTCTCTACCATGTTTTCTTGAACGGACTTTATTAAAGCCAGTGCGCTCTCTACATGGGCCAGTAGGTGTTGATTGTTGATGTTAATGCTTTGATTCAGCAGTAATTCATCTACAAAAATCAACAGGTCTGTTCTCGCTTCGTCTAGCTTTGCAACGTGAGCGTTTGTCATGATTGACTCCTAGTCAGTGGGTGAAGGCCGCTTATGCGGCCTGTTGAAGTTCGACATCATCAGAGAATGAGTCGAGATGCTCGTATGCCGCCTGAGCTAGCTTGGCGGCGCGGTAGATGGCCTTGCTGTCATCACGCAGAGCCTGCATCCAGCTCTTGAGGTAGATGGCATGGTCAGGGCGAGGTGTCTGCTCCAGACCGTGAGCCGCGCAGGCGAAGGTTGCAGTGAGTTCAGCGACCAATTCTTCGAACCCATAGTCGGCACTGCCAAACCTGCCAGATTGGTCACGGTCAAGCTGTGAGGTGTGGCCTGTTGCATGACCAAACTCATGAAACAGAGTGCCATACGCGGTGCAGGTTGCGGTGGCATCGCCGATGCTGACAAATGAATCGAAATCAGGCATCCCGATGTGGTGCAGGGCGGGGTTGTAGTAAGCGCCAGACTGCCCGTATTTGACAGCAGGCATCCCCATGCCCACCCGTGCATTCTCAAGCCACTGGTCAATCTCAGCGACACGCTCGACGGGGTTGAGCACTGGGGTGGCGTCCAGCTCGGGAGCGCCGTCTACCTGCTCGGCATTGAATACCGTGTACACCTTGGCAAACGGTATCTTTTTCTTTGAGCCGTCATCTTCTTCGATGTCGAGCATCTTAAAGAAGATGATCTTAGTGCCGCTCTCGCCCTTGCGGACCTGAGCATTGAGTGACTTCCACTGCTTGTAGGTAGCCCAGCGGGTATCGGTAAAGGTGGAGAGCATCATCAGCACGATCTGATTGATGCCCTTGTAGGCGTTGCCGCTGACAATGTTGGTCTGCAAGCCTGCGGAGGTGTTGGTGAAAAACGGCTTGGTGTAGTCGCTCAGGCTCACCTCTTCGAGCTGTGCCAATACGGTGTTGGTGACTACTTCATACGCTGTTTGCTTTGCCATGATCGGTGACTCCTCAGTCATCAGGGTGGATTCCCATGACGCCCCGTGGGGCGTTTCGGCCTGTATCCAGCAGGCCATCATCAGATGGGTTAGGCGGCGTCCACTTCGACACCTTCATAGGTATCAGCGAACACGGTACGCACAGCGGCCTGCGAGGCTTTAGCCTCAGACCATCTGCGCTTCTTCGCGGCGTGCTTTGGGGTGCGGGTGCGACTGAACTGCACCGGCTTCAGCGGATCGTCGGTGTAGCTGTCATCATCAACCTTGCCATACAGGCCGCGATGATCAGCAATCCACGCGCCGTCATACTCGGTGACATCGTAGATTGCAGAGTAGATGTTGACCTCGGACAGATCGTAGTAGGTAGTCCAATCTGTCAAGGCCATGAGCATCTGCTCGACTGCCTCGCACGGTGTGTCACCGTATCCCCATGAAGAACCGCCGCCGATTGAAACGAAAGAAAGGTATTGCGTTTTCATATTTGACTCCTCAGTCAGTTATGAGTGGGGTTGAGCGAAAGTGCTCACGCATACCCAACGCGCTCGGCGGTGGGCATGGTGTGAAAACTCTCTGATCAGCCACTCCACCCTACAGCGCAGGTATGGGATAGCTGATGCATCAATGCGGGGTCAGTGATGCGCTGACTGTCACCCTGCTGGTAGGCATGAGGTGCCGCTTGCTTGCTCAAGACAGGACGGCTTGAATCGCCCCGAAGTTGGCCGTGTGGTTTGTAGGCCCACCCCTGCGGGCGTAAGGTGCCCCGTATCCCCCAACCTCGTTATCAGGTTGGTGTGGTAACGCTACAGGATGCAAAGTCATAAAACAACACCCTGAGACAAATGATTTTCAGACAAGTCTTATGACTATATATAGCAAATTAAATTGCGAGCAGTGGGGAAAGGTGTTGACACAGTGATGAGAAGTGTGATTGCGATCATGAATCACGTAAGTCATTGATATGTCAGGAATTAAAAAGTGTTGACAAAGTGTAATTTACCAAAAAACACTGTATATACATACAGGTCTCTAAATGGCCCGTGAGCGGCTTTTAAGGGGTTACCCCTTGCGTTGGTATTGGTGACAGCTAATCGCTCCCACAGCGCTTCCTATGGCCCTTGTCGAGGGTGTGACTGTTTTTGGGTACTTCTTAGCTTTTTGTAGGAAAGTGGTTGATTTCGGGGTCATGGTATGCTGGGGGTATTGAATCAGTGAGGTGATCATCATGGGTAAGACACGGGACAATTTGACTCCGAAGATGTTGCATTTTTGCCGATGCGTTGCCGCAGGCATGGCGTATGCCGATGCGTACAGAGAATCGCACGCCGTTACTGCAACAGGGAAGAGCGCGACACACAGAGAGGCGGCGAGCAGGTTGATGGCGAGGGCTGACATAAGGGCAAGGGTGGACGCCTTAGTGAAGCAGAGAGAGCGGTCTGTACTAGCCTCTGCCCTTTCAGACAGAGAGAGAGTGCTATCGAAGCTCAGGCACTGGCTTGATCACGCAGAGAGCGGTGACTCGAACCGCATCAGGAGTGCTGAGTTGCTCGGCAAGTCAGTCGGCCTATTCAAAGATGTGGTGGAGACTACCGACAGCCGGAGCAGTGAGGAGCTGTTGGCCGAGCTGGACGCAATGCTGGAGCAGACCGAGCCAGACCAGCCGGAAGCCGAGCGGGATCAGCCGGAGTCTGGCCAGCTCCACTGAAAAAATCTGGGGCAAGGCCGAGCCGTCCATAGTACCACCAGCCGACCCCCACCCCCCCCTGACGCTGACGCCACGTTGCATATGTATATACAGTGATCTGCTCAAAAAATGAGCTAATTTTGGACTTTGTCTTACTGTCACACTGTCTAATCGGGGGGATTTTGCTCAGAAAACGCCCTAGGAGTCCCACTACCCCCCACTTTTCTACAAAAATTTGCCCAAAATGCCAAAAATTACCAAAAAAGCGGTAAAAACCACTGTCTAACTGTAGATTTGTGCCTGTCAAGGGGGTATATTCTGTACAATCCGAGGGGTATTTCTACCTAGTAATTTTCTAGGTCTAGAAATCTCCTAGAACTAGGACTGTTCTGGCCTAGTAATTACCTAAGTTTGTTTTTTATAGGAATGTTCTAGCTAGAACCTTCCTAGACCTAGGATATTACTAGGGGGAACACCCTATTTGCGCCCATAGTGGAGAATTTTTATGCCTGTAGCAGGTGAAGTGGTCCAGTTAAACCCAGATGGGACGGTGCCGGAGGGGGCGTATTACAATCCTGCGGCTGGCGTAGCAATGGTAATACCCGGCGGCATACTCGATACGGGTGACAGTCCTTCAACCACGGGTTCGGGTGATGTCTTGGAACTAACGCCTATCGTGGACGCAGAAGGCAATACAGTTTCATCTACAGACTACGACTCTGGAAACTTTGTAGGTGTCGCCAGTCCCGGCAATCAGGGCAATGTCCCAGTCACAACACTGGAAGCCATGCAGGGGGTGTATGTAGACAAGCTGGGCCGCACCGGAACGCCAGAGAACGTGATTAACTGGGTCAATGCCGTTAATGCTGGGCAGATGACCTTTGATGAGGCCGTGGCTGGCATTGCGAACTCAGCAGAGGGGCAAGCCTACGCCGCAAGTCAGGCCGCTGGTGCAGACGCAAACGCAGACGCAAACGCAGACGCAGACGCTGATACTGGTATGCCGGGTCCGCCAGACGGAGACGATGTGCTAGACGCTACAACAAATGGGGCGCCGCCACCCGTCAATACCAACTTCAACCCTCTGATACAGCAGTATTATCAGGAATTGTTCAATCGTCAGGCGCAACAGCCGGGGCTTGATTACTTCTCAGGCAGACTAGGGTCTGGTGCCCTCACTGAGGAAGGGTTGCGGGATGCCATCATCTCTGGCGCTACAGGAACAGATAAGCTTTACTACGATTCTTCTCAGGCGTATGGCCCCGTATTTGACGCAACACAGTCATTGTTTGGCAGACGACCCGCAAGGGGAAGATACAACCCAGAGACAGGACAGCTTGAGGGCGGATTTGGGCAGTACAGGAGACAGCTTGACGCAGGAGAACTGACGCCCGAACAGCTTAGAGGCAGGCTAGTACAGCTTGCCTATAATCGTGGCGAAGGTGGAGGGCAAAGCGGAGACTACCAAAACTACCTCAACACGCTAGGCATAGACCGGGCAAACAATCCATTCCTGCAAGATGATGGCACTTACGCCAATGTCGCTTATGGCAGTGATCTGAGTCAGTACCAGCCAGACCCCGGAATGCCTGCTCCGCCACCCGGAAGCAATCTACCGCTCCCCGGAGAAGGAACACCCTTTCCGATGCCCGGCCCCACGCCGCCCAGAATGCCCGGAAAAGGTGGCGGAATGCCCGGAAGAATGCCCGGTCAGTACATTACAGGCAACCAGCTTTACTCCGGTATGCCTTATGGCATGAGTCAGCCTATGGGTATGTTCGCGCAACCGATGATATATCAGCCCCCGCAGTTTTCTGAGCAATATATGCCTAACCGTGGGTTGATGTCTGGATACTCGACGGGCTTTGGGTCTTACGGCGGCTATCGAAGACCCAGATTTGGTGGCGGTAAAGGCGGCTTGAGAACCAGACCAATTTACCCGATGGGTGGAGGAAAGGGTGGATTCGGAGGCGGTTTCGGCTACTGAGATGCGCCGCAACTACCGCAAGGAATACGACAACTACCAAGCCAAGCCCAAACAGCGCCGAAACAATGACAAGCGGAAAGCCGCTAGGCGCTTGATGGAGAAGGAAGGCAGGGTTAAGAAGGGTGACGGCAAAGACGTAGCCCACAAGAAACCACTGGCAAAGGGCGGCTCTAATAAGAAGGGCAACTTGAAAGTGGCGAACAGATCAAAGAACAGGTCATTTAAGCGTACTAAAACAGCACGGATGGCGTAATGTCAGACCTAATCACGCCCGAACTAGCTAAGAAGCTAAAGGGCGCATCTCCAGAGATGAGGCTTAGGGCCGCAGAGCTTCTGGAGAAAGCAAAGCAGGCAGAAGAGATAGAAAAGGCACAGACCTCTTATATGGGGTTTGTGAAGCACATGTGGCCTGCATTTATTGAAGGCAGGCATCACAAGATTATGGCAGAGGCGTTTGAGCGCATTGCTAGAGGCGAACTGAAGCGCCTGATCGTGAATATGCCGCCACGCCACACCAAGTCTGAGTTTGCTTCTTTCTTGCTACCGGCATGGTTCTTGGGCCAGATGCCTGAGAAGAAAATCATTCAGACGGCGCACACCGCTGAATTATCTGTCGGTTTCGGCAGAAAGGTGCGAAACCTTGTGGATTCGGATGACTTCAAGAAGGTCTTTCCTAGTCTACAACTAAGAGCAGACTCAAAGGCGGCGGGACGCTGGAGCACCAACAAGAATGGCGAATACTTCGCTATCGGTGTTGGCGGTGCGGTAACAGGTAAAGGTGCCGATCTGTTGATTATTGACGACCCTCACTCAGAGCAGGAGGGCCAGTCAGCAGACCCAGCCGTGTTTGACCGGACGTATGACTGGTACACATCTGGGCCTCGACAGCGTCTTCAGCCGGGAGGCGCTATTGTTATTGTAATGACGCGCTGGCATATGCGTGATTTGACCGGCAAGATTATTAAGTCTTCTGCTCAACGGGTAGGTTCCGATGAGTGGGAGCTAATAGAGTTTCCAGCCATCATGCCGTCAGGAAAACCCCTGTGGCCTGAGTTCTGGAGCCAAACGGAGCTTGAGGCTCTGCGGAGCGAACTGCCCTCCCCCAAGTGGAACGCGCAGTACCAGCAAAACCCAACCGCCGAAGAAGGCGCACTGATCAAGAGAGAATGGTGGAAAAGGTGGGAGCCTGACTATCCGCCGCAATGTGAGTTCGTGATTCAGTCATGGGACACAGCTTTCTTGAAAACCCAACGGGCAGACTACTCTGCCTGCACAACGTGGGGCGTGTTTTATCACCCCGACGATGACGGCCTATCACAGCCGAATATCATCCTATTGGATGCCTACAAAGAACGTCTGGAGTTTCCTGAGCTAAAGAAAACGGCTTACGAGATGTGGAGTGAGATGCAACCAGACGCATTTATCGTGGAAGGAAAGGCGGCAGGGATGCCGCTTATTTTTGAACTACGGGCGATGGGGATTCCGGTTTCGGAATACACCCCCTCGCGTGGTAACGACAAGATAGCAAGGGTAAACGCTGTTGCTGACTTGTTTGCTTCTGGCAACGTATGGGCGCCAGAGACACGATTCGCTGAAGAAGTCATTGAGGAATTTGCCGCGTTCCCTGCTGGGGAGCATGACGACCTTGTGGACTCTTCAACGCAAGCACTTCTCCGTTTCAGGCAGGGCGGCTTTGTATCGCTCCACACTGACGAGGAAGATGACTTTGACCCCCACGGGAGGGTGGCAAACTATTACTGACATCAATCGCTGGCACGGCTTTGTTGATAATCTGGAGCGCAAACTGCGCCCGATGTTTAGGCGGCACTCCAAGCTAGGAGGCCTAGCCTACTTCGACAACAAAGACTTTCCGATTGCCCACAAGCTGGAAGAAAACTACTTCGTGATACGCGGAGAGTTCGATCAGGTGAGACAGCGGTTGCAGGACTTTCCGTTGTTCCAAGATATAAGTCCCGAGCAGACCTATATATCGGATGACGATAAGTGGAGGATGTTCTTCCTCAAGGCGAACAACATACGCTTTGAGAAGAACTGCGAGATGTTTCCCAAGACGATGGCGGTTGTCGAGAGCGACAAAAATATCGTTTCGGCCTATTTCTCCATCCTCGACTCAAACAAGATGCTTGTACCCCATGAGGGGCCGTGGTCTGGGGTGCTGAGAATGCACCTTGGCGTGGACATACCCACAGATGGAAAGGGATGTGTGCTGTCTGTGATGGGCAGAGAGTATCGTTGGAAGACCGGCAAGGTCGTTATATTTGACGATACCTACGAGCATTTTGCGATCAACCTGACGGATAACATCAGGGTGGTCTTGTTTATGGATTATCTTAGGCCACTCCCGTTGCCTCTGCATTGGTTGAACAAGTTTTGCATCTACATAGGGCGATTCTTGCCGTACTACAAAGTACCGATCCAGCGGCATAAGGCGTGGGAACGGAGGTTTTACGGCGAAGATGGCATTCCTGCAAAGCAACATTCCGCACTTTAAGTGCTGGGTAAGACGCGAATACACACACAACCACAGCAAATATCATGGCGAGTTTCTACACGCTATGGCGGTTGCAGTAACAACGATGCCCTGTCGGTGTCTCAGCTTCCAGATGATATTCACTGGCGCTGAAACCTATGACAACGACGAGCCAAACATCCACGGAGGCGCGATGTGGGCAAGGATGCCCATCACTGCCTTGGTCGGAGACACCCCCTTTGAGGAGTGGCCCGAGCCAATGCCGGTCTACGCGGCCCAGCCGTGGGACTGCTCGTCCAGAGAGCACAGCGTTTATGTCCTTGAGAGGGCAACGCCGTGTCCTTGGATCGCCAAGATAGACGGGGAGTTTTACCCTGCTAAGTATATGTTCACGGTGGACTACACAGACAACGAGATCGCTGACGACCCTGCTCAACACAAGCAGAGCCATGTGATGGAGCTTCTGGATGCAGGCCCGTGGACAGGCAATATCGTGGCGCTACCCAACAACCGTGTACGGGTGACACACCCGGCATGGTGGTCAACGGGAGAGGGCGCACCGGACTTCAGGCCGTCACAGCACATTCACTACTCCAAGTCCGACTTGGATTACACGCTGGACGTAAACAGAGTATTCGACAACTTATACGCAGGTGAGGACGATGAAGAAACCTAAAGGCATGGCAAACGGCGGCATGATGCGAAAGGTTCCCAAAGGCATGGCGGCAGGCGGCACAAAGGGCGAAAAGCTCAAGATGGTTACCAACGACAAGGGCGAAGAGGTGCCACATTTTGCCGCAGACGGCAAAGGGAAAATGGCAGGCGGCGGAAAGACAAGAGTAGCCAACAAGATGATGCCCAAAGGCTATTTCAAGGGCGGCAAAACCATGAATACCAAGATGGATACCAAAGGCGGCAAGATGGGTGGCAAAGGCTAAGTGGCTATTGACCGCGTAGCAACACCCTTCAGCCCTCAAGGGGCTGGCGAGGAACAGCTAGAGATCGTGATCGAAAACCCTGAGTCTGTCAGTGTGATGGACGAAGACGGGGGCATGATTATTGATTTCGATCCCAATATGCCTGCCCTCATGGGTGTTGATCATGGCTCCAACCTAGCGGAGTACATGGACGAGCGAGACCTAGATAGTCTTGCTAGCGAGCTTGTTGGGCAGTTTGACGCTGATCGCATGAGCCGTGCGGATTGGGAAGACTCCTATGTCCGTGGTCTTGATCTTCTTGGACTAAAGTTTGAGGACAGGTCTACACCGTGGGAGGGCGCTTGTGGCGTCTTTCACCCGATGCTGTCTGAGGCGGTTATCCGCTTTCAAGCCCAGACCATACAGGAGATATATCCTGCCAGTGGTCCTGTAAAGACCACTATCGTCGGCAAGATAGACGACGAAAAGACTAAGCAGGCGCACAGAGTACAGAACTACCTGAACTACCTGATTACCCAGCGTATGACGGAGTACAGAACGGAGACAGAGAAGCTGTTGTTCTCCCTGCCGATTGCAGGCTCCGCATTCCGTAAAGTCTACTTTGACCCAAGTATGGGCAGACCCTGCGCCATGTTTGTGCCAGCAGAGGATTTTGTGGTCAGCTATGGTGCGTCAGACCTGTCAACGTGCGAACGCGCCACCCATGTGATGAAGAAAACTTCCAATGAAATCAGGAAGTTACAGGTTGCTGGGTTTTATTCAGACATAGATTTGCCTGCACCAACACCGGACATTTCTGAGATACAGCAGAAGTATGACCGGATGACGGGAGACTCGGACAACTACGAGCTTGACCATAGGCACACCCTGCTGGAGATGCACGTTGACATCGACCTGCTAGGGTTTGAGGACACAGACAAGGGCAAGCAGACAGGCATTGCTTTGCCTTACGTTGTTACCATTGACAAGTCATCACGAACGATCCTGTCGATACGGCGCAACTGGTACGAAGACGATCCCAACAAAATGAAGCGGGATCACTACGTTCATTACCAGTATCTGCCGGGGCTGGGATTCTACGGGTTTGGCTTGGTACACATGATCGGCGGTCTATCCAAGTCGGCAACATCTTTGCTCCGACAGTTGGTGGACGCTGGAACACTTGCCAACCTACCGGGGGGATTGAAGTCTCGGGGACTCAGGATCAAGGGCGATGACACTCCCATCATGCCCGGCGAGTTCCGTGACGTAGACGTTCCGGGTGGTGCAATCCGCGACAACATCACGTTCCTGCCCTACAAGGAGCCAAGCAACGTCCTTTACCAGTTGCTGGGCGACATTGTGAATGAGGGGCGTCGATTCGCGTCAGCGGCGGATGTGAAAGCCTCAGACATCAATGGCGAAGCGCCGGTTGGCACCACACTTGCAGTACTAGAGCGAGAGATGAAGGTGATGAGTGCGGTACAAGCCCGTGTTCACGCCGCAGTCTCCAAAGAACTCAAGATACTGTCGGAGCTTGTCAGGGACTATGGCCCAGAGGTTTATCCCTATGAGGAGGGCGATGGGCAGATTGTCCCCACAGACTTTGATGATCGGGTAGACATTATCCCTGTCAGTGACCCCAATGCGGGGACGATGGCGCAAAGGATTATGCAGTATCAGGCGGCGTTGCAGTTGGCGGCTCAGGCACCCCAGATGTATGACATGCCACTGCTTCACCGCCAAATGTTAGACGTTTTGGGCATTCAGGATGCAGACAAGATCGTCCCAACAGAGGACGACATCAAGCCGACAGACCCTGTCACAGAGAATATGAACATCATTACCGGCGAGCCGGTCAAGGCGTTCATATATCAGGATCACGAAGCGCACATCCAAGTTCACATGGCGGCGATGCAAAACCCAGAGATTATGAAGATGGTCGCCAGAGCGCCTAATAAGAAGGCCATAGAGGCCGCTTTTGCCGCGCACATTGCAGAACATGTAGCGTTTCTATACAGAGCTAGGATTGAGAAAGAGCTGGGAATGGAGCTTCCCGGCCCAGACGAGAAGCTACCTGAAGATATCGAACTGCGTATATCCAGATTGGCAGTGCCTGCCGCAGAACAGCTTACAGGCAAGGCCCAGATGATGGAGCAGGCAGAGAAAAACGCCCAGCAGTCACAAGACCCGATTGTTCAGATGCAACAACGCGAGTTGGCGCTCAAAGAACAGCAGGCGGCGGCTAAGGCGCAGACCGACATGGCTAAAGTCCAAGTCGATGCACAAAAGGCGGAAGCCAAAACCATGCTTGATCTGGAAAAGATGGATCAGGAGGAACGCTTAGAAAGCGCAAAGATCGCCGCAAAGGTGGCGATGCAAGACTCCAAAGAGGAAACCCAGCAAGAAATAGAGGGTTTCAAGGCTGGATTCAACTTAATCAGGGACACCCTAGATGACGAAAAAGGCAACGAATAACGTCCTACAGGCTATACAGGATGACCTGAGAACCCAGATGAACGAGGTTTCAGATCACATGGCAATGGGCGGTTGCAAAAACATGGACGAGTATTCTCGTAATGTAGGCATCATCCAAGGGCTGGCCTTTGCAGAGAGGACGCTATTAGACCTAGACGAGAGGTTGGAGCGCGAGTAATTCGTTACAAACGGTAACGCATGGTGACACCAGACACCTATTTCTGGTGCAGGAACGGACTATGACTGAAGAAGACACAGAAGTTGCCAAGCAACTACCCGACCCGAAAGGCTACAAATTACTTATCGCTCTCCCCGAACCGGAAGAAATGACGGAGGGAGGCATCCTCAAGGCAAGAGAAACCATGCAGACAGAAGAGATTGGTTCTGTTTGCGGGTTTGTAATGAAGATGGGCGCTGACGCTTATGGAGACAAGACTCGTTTCCCAAGCGGCCCGTGGTGTGAGGAAGGTGATTGGGTGCTGATGCGCTCATATAGCGGAACGCGATTCAAGGTTCATGGTAAGGAATTTCGCCTTATCAACGACGATAGCGTTGAAGCAGTAGTTGAAGACCCGAGGGGGATTGTGAAGGTATGAGCGAAGAGCAGATGGAAGAACAAACCATGTCCACTGAGGACAAGTTTTTCGGTGTCAAGACAACCATTGGCGGTGAAAAAGCTGATGTTGATGTCGAAGTCGTAGATGATCGGCCCCCAGAGGATCGCCGTCCTCCTGCCAAAGAGGCCAAGGAGGAAGAAGGTGGTGACGAGGAGCTGGAGGGTTACTCAGACAAAGTCAAAAAGCGCATTAATAAACTACGCTATCAACAGCATGAGGAGCGTAGGCAACGCGAATCCGCTGAGAAGATGCGCGAAGAAGCTGTCAGAGTGGCTCAGAAGTATGCGGATGAGAACAAGAAGTATCATGCGATCATCCAAGAGGGCGAGCAGTATCTGGTTCATCAGATTCGAGAGCGAGCTAATCTGGCTCTGGAGCAAGCTAAAGGTCAGTATCGCCAAGCATACGAAGAAGGAAACACGGATAAGGTTGTCGAAGCCCAAGAAGCTATGATGAGGGCGCAATCTGAGTTTCAGTCTGCGGATTACCAGATGAACCAGATGAATGCGGAGCGGCAAAGGCAGGCTCAACAGCCACAGCGTTTTCCAGAGCCGCAACCGGCAGTACAACAGCCACAGCCACAGGTTCAAGAGCCGCCACAGCCAACCGAAAAAGCGGCCAAGTGGGCGCAGGATAATCAGTGGTTTGGTCAGGAGAAGGACATGACTGCTCTGGCGTATGGCGTCCATGAGCGGCTTGTCAGGGACGAAGGGTACGACCCTAACTCCGACGAATACTTTGAGACTATAGATCGCACAATGCGTTCTAAGTTTCCAGAATACTTTGGTGATGATGACTCGCAAGAGGTGTCTACCACTAAAAGTCCCCCCGTGGTCACAGCGCCGTCCTCACGGAATAACGGTGCGAAGCCACGCAAGGTGAAGCTGACTCGCACTCAGCTAAGTCTAGCCAAAAGGCTAGGACTAACACCCGAACAATATGCCAACCAGCTTGTTAAGGAGGCTCAGTAATGGCAGAACAGCGCACTAAAAGGGACGCAGAGTCCAGAGAAGTTGAAACAAGACCTAGCGATTCGTGGCTTCCGGCCTCCGTATTGCCTAACCCCGCTCCGCAAGACGGATGGGTGTTTAGGTGGGTACGCACCAGCACATTGGGCCACGCGGATAACACGAATGTCTCCCAGAAGTTTCGGGAGGGCTGGGTTCCTGTAAAAGCAGAAGATCATCCAGAGCTAGAGGTAATGTCTGATATCGACTCCCGTTTTGCGGGAAACATCGAAATTGGAGGACTTCTCCTATGCAAACAGCCAGAGGCTAACGCAGAGGCGAGGGAGGTCCATTATCAGCAGGTTGCCGATAGCCAGATGGAGTCTGTGGACAACAACTTCTTAAAGCAAAACGATCCCCGAATGCCCGTTCTCAATCCTGAGCGGTCAACTCGGACTACCTTTGGTCGAAGTTGACTCCGGTTTACCGGAGAGCTTTGGCCTTTAATCTAAGTTTGGAGACTTAAAATGGCTACAGCGGCTACTCCGATGGGTGCAGAACCCGTAGGCACTCTTAGTGCTTCTGGTTCTTTCACCGGAAAAGTGCGCCATATCAAGATTGCCAATGCGTATGCAACGGACATCTTTTATGGCGATTTCGTCAAGCTGGTTGCGGCTGGTACTTTGGAAAAGGCGGCGGTTACTACTGCTGTCGTGGCAGGAACTGTCGGCATCTTTGTCGGTGTTTCCTACACTGATCCCGGTACTGGGCAACTGACTTTTAACCAGTATTTCCCTGCTTCAACAGCGGCGGATGACATCATGGCTTATGTCGTGGATGATCCCAAGCTGTTGTTCCAAATGCAGGCAGACGAGGCAATTGCTCAGACAGGTCTGGGTAACAACGTCTCGGCTGTTAGTACTGCTGGTTCAACCGCTATCGGAAGGAGCAAAAATGCTCTCGACGGTGGCTCTATCGCAACCACCAACTCGCTTCCGCTTCGTATTGTGGACTTCGTGGATGGGCCTAAGAGTACGGTAGGTGATGCTTTCACCGACTGTATTGTGACGTACCTCCCACTTAGCCATGCCTACGAAACCAAGCTCGGCGTTTAAGGAGAACTAGGTAATGGCTATTTCACGCGCACAAATGTTGAAAGAATTACTGCCCGGTTTGAACGCCTTATTTGGGTTGGAATACGAGCGGTACGACGACGAGCACACGATGATTTACGAAACTGAATCATCTGAGCGTTCGTTCGAGGAAGAGGTAAAGCTGTCCGGCTTTGGTGCCGCACCAGTTAAAGCTGAAGGCGCCGCCATCAGCTATGACTCGGCGCAAGAGTCGTTCACTGCTCGCTATAACCACGAAACGATTGCTCTCGGCTTCTCCATCACAGAAGAAGCAATGGAGGACAATCTATATGACTCATTGTCAGCAAGATATACAAAAGCTCTTGCAAGGGCAATGGCACACACCAAGCAGGTGAAGTCAGCGAATCCGTTGAACAACGGTTTCAACACCTTCCAATCTGGTGACGGCGTAACGCTGTTCAGCACGGCTCACCCGCTGGTAAACGGTGGCACCAACGCCAACCGTCCTACCACTGCGGCTGATCTGAACGAAACCTCACTGGAAGATGCTGTGATTAACATCGCCGCATTTACCGATGAGCGTGGACTGCTGATCGCGGCTCGCCCCCGTCGTTTGATTGTTCCCCCCGCACTTCAGTTTGTAGCAACTCGTTTGCTTGAGACTGAAGGTCGAGTCGGAACTGCTGACAACGACATCAACGCCCTTCGCAACAACGGGTCAATTCCAGAAGGCTACTCTGTCAATCACTTCCTGACTGACACCAACGCCTTCTTCGTGATCACTGATGTACCGAACGGCATGAAGCACTTCGACAGAACGGCGTTGGAGACTTCAATGGATGGCGACTTTGATACGGGCAACGTCCGTTACAAAGCCCGTGAAAGATACAGCTTCGGCGTATCTGATCCACTCGGAATTTACGGCTCGCCCGGAACTTCCTAAAATATCGGGGGCTTCGGCCCCCTTTTTCCCTGACTAATTGTTCCATGTGGAACATTAGACACTAGCCACGACAGGAGAATCACATGGCTAATACTACATTCAGCGGTGCTGTCCGCTCTGAAAATGGTTTTTCAGATATCACCAAAAATTCCACTACTGGCTCTATTACCAGCACCATGACGTTATCCACCTACGAGGCGACGATTACCGTGGCTAATGGTGCAACGACAGGTAAGGAAGCCGCTATTGGCATCCCCTCAAACTTTATCCCTATGGGTGTGTTGGTCGCTGTTACCACAGCTTCTGCTAACTCCGTCAACCTTAACGATATTGGCACCGATGCAGACACTGACGGCTTTGTCGATGGTATCTCTGCCGCTGTTAACTCTACGGGCTTCAAAGGGTTTTTCCCCTGCAATGGCGTTCTCGGGATGTCCGGTGGCACAACCACTGCGTCTACAGAAACAGCAGACGAAGTAGAGATTGTGCTTTCTGGCGATCCGGGTGGCGACACAGTTGTTGTCCTCAAGTTTTTCGGCATCTCTACCACTTCAGACGCATCATAAACTGACGGGGGCATAGCCCCCTTATCTGGAGGATAAGATGGCTGATACAGTCACAAGTAAGACTATTGAGGATGGCCCTCGCACAGCGATCATGTATTTCACCAACGTCAGCGATGGCTCAGGTGAATCGGCTGTTGCCAAGGTAGATGTTTCTGCGCTGAGTTCAGACCCCGCAAGCAAGGGAGCCTGTACCAGCGTCAACATCGAAAGCATCCAGTACACGACCAAAGGCATGGGTGTGCAAATCTTCTTTGATGCAACCACCAATGTTTTGGCGTGGGAGTTGATTCCTGACTACGGCGACACGCTGGACTTTTCTGACTTTGTTGGCCTGCCCAACACCGCCGCCGCTTCTGGCAAAACAGGCGACATTCTTTTCACTACCACAGGCGCGAGTAGTGGCGACACTTACTCTGTCGTTCTGAAACTGAAGAAGAACTACGGCTGATGAGACAGTATTACAAGAAAGGCGGCAAAGCCAAAAAAAAGTCCAAGTCCCGCGTCAATGAGGCGGGAAACTACACCAAGCCCGGAATGCGAAAGCGGATATTCAATCGAATAAAAGCTGGCGGCAAGGGCGGTAAGCCGGGGCAGTGGTCGGCGCGTAAAGCGCAGATGGTTGCCGCCGCTTACAAGAAAGCTGGGGGAGGATACAAGGACTGATGGCGCTCAAGAAGTCGCAAAAGTCCCTCAAGAAGTGGACGAAGCAGAAGTGGCGCACCAAGTCTGGCAAGCCCAGTACTCAGGGTGCAAAAGCCACTGGCGAGCGTTACCTTCCTGAAAAAGCCATCAAGTCCATGTCATCCAAGGAGTATGCCGCGACTACGCGGAAAAAACGCGCAGACACCAAGAAAGGCAAGCAACATTCAAAGCAACCCAAGCGGATTGCCAAGAAAACAGCGAGGCATCGGAAGTAATGCGCCTTTATTACAAAAAGGGCGGCAAGGTCAACAAGAAGTCCATGTCGTGCAACAAGCCAAAGCGAACGCCCAGCCACGCCAAGAAGAAGTTTGTGGTCAAGGCGTGTGAGGACGGCAAAGAGAAAATTATTCGCTATGGCGACAAGAATATGAAGATCAAGAAGAGCCAGCCGGGGCGGCGCAAGTCTTTCCGCGCTAGACATAAGTGCGACTCCAAGCCGCCAAGCAAGATGTCTGCTCGTTATTGGTCTTGCAAGAACTGGTGACGATATGCCTATAAGCAGAGCGCAGATGGGCAAGCAGGTCAAAAACGCGCCCAAGTCAAAGAAGATCAAGGCGGCTAAGTGCAGGAACGGCTTGGCCCGTAGAGGCAGGACAAGAGGAAGGAAGGTCTGATGGCGACTAGCGGAACAACAGCCTTTACTCTTGACTTGTCAGATATATTTGAAGAGGCGTTTGAGCGAGCAGGCTCTGAGCTACGAAGCGGCTATGACTACCGGACGGCACGGCGCAGTCTGGATTTGCTGATGTTGGAGTGGCAGAACCGTGGTCTTAACTTGTGGACAGTAAGAGATGCTACGCAGACTCTGACCGCAGGCACCTCGTCATACACATTGACCGCTGAAAAGCAGGACATAATAGAAGGTCTGTTGCGAACTGACGCAGGCGACACCTCCAAGCAGTCTGACCTGACCATGCAGAGAATCTCGGTGAGCCAGTATGCCCATCAGACCAATAAGCTGACGCAGGGCAGGCCGCTACAGTATTACGTTGAGCGCAAGCCGACAGGACTGACGTTGCACTTCTGGCCCGTGCCAGACGCAACAACCACCTACACGTTTGCGTACTACTACCTAGACAGGATAGAGGACACCGGAAAGCCAGCGTCCAACAACATGGATGTGCCAGCGCGGTATCTGCCGTGCATGGTGGCTGGCCTAGCCTACTACATAGCGAGCAAGAAGCCTGAGTCGATACCACTGGCACCGGCACTCAAAGAGGTATACGAAGAGCAGTGGAATCTGGCGGCAGACGCATCCAGAGAGAAGGCATCGTTGTATATGGCCCCCGGCGGATATAACAACTTATGAGCAGTTACGCGAAAGGATCGAAAGCGTTTGGCTTTTGTGACCGGACAGGGTTCCGATACCCGTTGCGTGATCTGGTCAGGCAGATTGAGGATGGTCGTTGGAACGGACTGCTGGTTGGCAGGGACGTTGTAGATCAAGACCAGCCACAGTTGAAGCTAGGGGATGTCAATGCAAACGACCCACAGGCGTTACGATTCCCGCGACCTGATAGCAGTATTGATGAAAGTCGTGCGCTTTCTGCGTTCGATCCTGTCGGGGGAGGCAACACGGCGCTTGGAAGCCGCACTGTCGGCCTTGATATGGCGGGTGCTGTTGGGCGCGTAACAGTGGAGACATCCTGATGGCGTTTACCCTTACGACTCTAAAACAGGCCATTCAGGACTATACGGAGTCAAACGAGACTACATTTGTCAATAATTTGACAACGATTATTACGCAGGCAGAGGATAAGATTCTCAAGACCGTGCAACTACCTGATTTTCGTAAGAATGTTTCAGGTTCTGTGGCAAGCGGTAATCAGTACCTCATTATGCCTACAGATTTTTTGACACCCTACTCACTAGCCATCGACAATTCTGGCTTTGAGTATCTGATGTTTAAGGACGTAAACTTTATACGTCAGGCGTACCCGCTAACAACAACGCAGGGAGCGCCCAAGTACTACGGCATCTTCAGCCGCACCGCGTTTATTCTCGGCCCCACCCCTGATTCTGCCTATGACGCAGAACTGCACTACTTCCACAAACCCACTTCTATTACCGCATCTGGAGACGGCACAAGCTGGCTTGGCACCAACGCAGAGTCCACGCTCCTGTATGGCTGTCTTGTCGAGGCGTACACCTTTTTGAAGGGCGACCCCGATCTGATGCAGATGTATACCCAAAGGTATATGGAGGCGCTGGCTAATCTGGAGCAGTTGGGCGAAGGCTACAGCACGACAGACAGCTATAGATCGGGCGAGGTTAGGAAAGCTAGAGCATGATTGGTGTTAGCGGTGGTTTTGAGGTGGGTAGCGTTAATGTCCACACAACACAGAATAGGGGGTTTTCCCCAGACGAGATTGCTGAGAGATGCTTAGACAAGATCATCTCGGTAGCTGACACTGCGTTGCCAGAGGTACAGGCACAAGCGCAGGCATTCAAGGATCACATCAGAGCGGTTCTTGTTTTTTACATGAAAGAGGCCGCAAACAGCGACCGAACTACAGTGTATAACGCCCTTCTGGACGCAGGGCAAAAAGACTTAGCCGAACTTATCAGGAGAATGTGATATGGCTTTCAGCGGAAACTTCATGTGTACCAGTTTTAAGCAAGAACTGCTTATTGGTGCTCACAATTTTACTAACGGTGCTCACACGTTCAAGCTGGCAATGTATACCAATAGCGCCTCTTTTACTGCGGCAACCACGGCGTACACAACCAGCAATGAGATTAGCGGTACAGGCTACTCAGCAGGCGGCGGAACACTGACCAATGTGACCCCAACAACCTCTGGAACCACAGCCCTGACCGACTTCTCAGACCTCACGTTCTCTTCCAGCACCCTGACGGCGAGAGGAGCACTTATATACAACACTACAACTAGCGGCGGCTCTGGTACTACAGATACCGTTCTCGTGTTGGACTTTGGTGGTGACAAGTCATCCAGTGCTGGCGACTTTACGATTGTGTTCCCAACTGCTGATGCGTCTAACGCTATTATCAGGATTGCATAGTCATGGCTTTGGTCGTTGCTGATCGGGTAAAAGAAACCACCACGACAACGGGAACTGGCGCTGTATCTTTGGCGGGAGCCGCCACCAACTTCAGGACATTCTCGTCTGTCCTGTCAAATGCGGATACAACCTATTACGCAATAGTGGATAACGCCAACTTTGCGTTTGAGGTGGGCCTTGGAACCTATGCCAGCAGTGGTAACACGATAACTCGCACCACAGTCCTTTCAAGCTCTAACAGCAACAGCGCCGTTGATTTTGGAGCGGGAAGCAAAGATGTCATTCTGACGTACCCCGCCGATAAAGCAGTGTTTGAAGATGCTGACGGCATAGTGTCGATTGAGAACCTTCAGTTTGATACCAATGCCATGAAGGCCACAAACACCAACGGCAACGTACAGCTTACGCCAAACGGCACGGGCTTTGTCGAGTTGGTGGGTGCAACTAACGCAGGAGCGATACGCTTTAACTGCGAGTCGAACAGCCACGGCGTAACCCTAAAGGGGCCACCTCACTCAGCCACCGCAACATACAGTCTTGAGCTTCCAAATGCTGACGGCTCCAGCGGGGAGGCTTTGGTAACGGACGGCTCCGGCAAGTTGTCGTTTTCAAGCGCAGGGATTAGCACAGGTAAAGCCATTGCGATGGCTATTGTATTCGGATAGGAGATAGAAAATGGCCGCACCGAACATTGTCAATGTCGGCACTATTACAGGCAAGTCGTTCTACCTTGCGTTAGCTAACACAAGCGCAACCGCGCTGGTCAGCAACGCGGCTTCAAGCGGCAAAGTTTTCAAGATCAATATGATTCAGGTTGCCAATGTCGATGGGTCTGTAGCTTGTGATGTAACCGTTAAGTATCACACACAAGATGATATTGGCGGGACGGGATATGCCTTGGTGTCTACCGTATCCGTTCCACAGGATTCGTCACTGGTTGTTTTAGACAAAAACACAGCCCTATATCTGGAAGAAGACCGATCCATCTCTGTCACAGCAGGGACGGCAAATGATCTTGAGGTTCTTGTTAGCTACGAAGAGATCAGCTAGGTCTAGGCCATGAGGTTTATTGGCAAAGACCCCAACATCATTGATGCTTATTACACCGCTACGGCTGAAGGTGCAATCACGGCTGGAAAACCTGTCATTGTTGAGGCAGACGGTGATGTGGCGCAAATCTCTCAAACATCTGGAATTGGGTCTGCGTCCACATTCAACTCAAATGGCAGTTATCACCAAGCGTGTGCTTATGATACGACCAACGATAAGTTAGTTATCGCGTACAGAGACGACGGCAACTCTAGTTACGGCACTGCTGTTGTTGCAACATTTGACGGCTCATCGTTTTCATTCGGAACACCCGTTGTGTTTGAGTCGGCACAGATTGCTTACACAGACATGACATTTAACTCTAACGCGGGCAAAGTTGTAATAGCCTACGAGGACAAAGGCAATTCGTCTTACGGAACAGCGGTTGTCGGCACAGTAAGCGGTACTAGCATTTCGTTTGGGACGCCTGCTGTTTTTGAGTATGGCACGACTAGATTTATTTCTGTTGAGCAAGCTACCGGCTCGTCAAAAGTATTCTTGTCTTATAGAGACATTAGCAATTCAAGCTACGGGACGGGATGCATTGGTGAGATAAGCGGCACCAGCATTTCTTATGGCACTGCGTCTGTTTTTAAATCTGCCTTTAGCTCTAATATGGGTTCAGCATACGATGACAATGCTGGGAAGTGTGCGTTTTTTTATAGCTCCGGTACTAATGGCTACGCAAGAGTTGCTAGTCTAAGCGGCACCAGCATTTCTTATGGCACAGAAAACGAATTTTACACTTCGTCTGGCGGCACAGCAGGCTATGATAAATCAGTGGTTTATCACGCATCAGGAAATAAAATTGTCGCTGGGTTTCGTGATCTGGGCGATGGAAATTCAGGCTATGCCATTGTTGGAACTATAAGCGGGACAAGTATTTCTTTTGGCACTGCCGTGCAATTTTATGCTTCGTATGCCGTCCCTATAAGGGCGGTTTACAACTCAGATGACGCCAATGTCGCCTTTTTCTTTTTGCTAGGGGGTGACGCATCAAAAAATGCTGTAATTATAGGAACGGTCAGTGGCACCTCAATTAGTTTTGGCACACATGAAGTTTGGCAAACAGAGGCGGCAGACATGGGTGACACCGCTTATGACCCAGATCAAAGCAAAACTCTTTTTGTCTACAGAGATACTAATGACAGCAATTATGGAAAAGCAAGGTCTTATACACCCCCCGTTACTAATTTAACCGCAGAAAACTATATAGGCATCGCCGCAGACACCTACGCTGACAATGAAGACTCAACGATTGGCATTGTCGGCTGTATAGACCGTAATCAGACGAGCCTGACAGCAGGTCAGCAATACTTTGTTCAAACTGATGGCACACTTAGCACTACAGCAGACGATCCTTCTGTTCTGGCTGGCACGGCCATATCCGCTACTGAACTGGTGGTCAAAGAATGAAAGCTATAGGCAATACGCTACCAAGAAGATTCAAGGCCAAGGCCAGCGGCTCAATCACTGCGGGTAAGCCTTGCATTGTCGAGGCTGACGGGGATGTGGCGCAGGTCGCGGAAAGTGCGGCAAGCGTAGGCACACCAGTTGTTCTTGATAGCAATAACTGCCTAGGAATGATTTCTGTATATCATGCTACGGCAGAAAGAGTGGTGGTTATCTATCAAAGATCATCCAAGGTGAGAGCAAGGGTGGGCGCTGTCTCTGGCGACACTATAAGCTGGGGCAGTGAAACTGATGTTGAGTCAGGAAATAGCTATCCTCTAGGACTTTCGTATGACTCTGGGGAAGAGCAAGTTGTCGCTGTTTATTATGATGACGGTAATTCTACCTATGGTACAGCCCGTGTTATGACGGTTAATGCCAGCGGCGACTCTGGCTCTGGAAACATATCCTCCCTTGGAACCCCTGTTGTTTTTAACTCTGCGACCACCTATGGCGGCGGTATCGCTTATGACATCAACGCCAGCAAACACCTAGTTGCTTTTCGTGATAGCAACAATGATGGTCGCGGTAGGGTTGCGACCGTTTCGGGGACGAGTATCAGTTTTGGCACAGAGGCTACATTTCAGTCTGCTACCGCCTATTACATTAGCGTGACTTATGACGAGGCCGCGCAAAAACACATTGTTTTTCATAACAGAAACTTTACTGACGGCAAAGCAGTTGTCGGAACAATCAGTGGTACGGATGTCACGTTTGGTAGCCAAGCAGAATTCAACGCCTCAAACACTGGTGACTATTTGCGCGGAGCCTATGATTCGACCTCGCAAAAAGTAGTGCTTGCGTACAGAGACAACGGT